CAAATAAATCATACCAAGCTAACCTATCTTTTAGTTTTTGAAGTTCTGATAATGTTTTTTCTTTCATAGTTTTAGTTGTTTAATAATTGTTGGTTAATGTAAATTAATCTTTTAACTAACTCATCAGTTGTTTCTTTTGCTAATTTTATATAATCTTCTTTAGTTTCAAATTCATCTCCTGCTAAACTTAAAATTTTGTCTATTAATTCTTTTCTTTCCATAGTTATTTAGTTTTAGTTATTTGTTCCAGTGCTTTATTTAACCTACTTTCTTTTTCTTCTAAAGATAATAAGTCCCAATCGTGTGGCTTTTCTAATCCACTAGCCATAAATACAAAGCGTTCTTTCCACGATGTTCTGTCTTTTCTGTTGTCAGCAAACATTACATTACCCATTTGGGCAATCATTGATAAAGATTTTAAGTCCATAGTTTTATTTTTTAAGTTTATTTATTTAGTTTATATATTGCTGTTGATAGAGGGGATGAAAAGCCACGAGTGGTTAATTGTACTCTTACATATTCACCATTCTCATCCTCATCTACATCTGCTATATTATATTCATCTGTTTCTTTTATATCAATCCCTTCTCTATGAAAAATGTTTTCCTCATATTTGTTGTTATGTAATTTTTTAACATTTAATTCTATTATTTCATTACCAAAGTAATCTTCTATTTTAATTCTCATAGTTTTATTTTTTAATAGTTATTTCAAAGTTATCATCTATATCTAATCCTAATACATTATTTATTTCATCTTGTATTAAATCTTGTAATTCAAAGTTGTGTTCTTCTTCGGATAAAATATCTAATTCTATTAGTTTGTCAACACATCTGATAGCTATATCTCTTGTGTCATCATAAGTTATTTTCTTTTCCATAGTTTTATTTATTTAAGATTATTAGGTTAAATTAATTCTCCTTTAAAGCTTTGTAAAGATTCTAATTCTTTACATTTGTCTTTTATCTTTTGCATATACTTTGTTAATTCTTCTTTTGTACATTTTACTTTTACTATTCTTCCTTCTATAAATAAAGAATGTTCTTGTTTGTTGTTTTTTGTTTCCATAGTTTTAGTTTTTAATTTTATTTATTAATTCTTCTAATTTTTCTAAATCTCCAACCATTATTATACTATCGTTGGTAAATAGTTTTCTGTGTTTAAAAAGAGATACTAATTCTTTTAGCTCTTTGATTGTTTCCATAGTTTTATTTATTTAAGATTATTAGTTTACTATATAAGTCCTCTAACATTTGTTTGTGGTTTTCTCCATATTCTTCTGGTTCATCATCTAAATTTTGTTCAACCACCATTGTTAGATAATCTAATTCTTGTTCATCTAATTTTAGTTCTTTCATAGTTTTAGTTTTTAATAATTAATAAAAAGCAGGGAACTATACACGCCAAATAGTATAGTTTTACAAAGTTGGTTTAGCCTAACCTCAACCTGACTATCGTTAGTTTTCTTCCTCTAACCACTCTTCAATAGTTTCATCATCAAAGTGGTAGTTAACATAAGGTTCTCCATTCTGAACTATCTCTTTACAAGCATCTTCAAAGTTATACTCACAATGATATAAGTCATCTGGTTCTATCCTATTATTATCTTCTGAATGTAGCCAATAGACATCATAAGAATCGTTTGTTTCTAATCTGTCAAAAGCCATTGCACTTTTAAATTCATTTGCTTCCATAGTTTTAGTTTTTAGTTTTAGGGACGAGTCCCTAATTGTTTATACAAAGTTAATAATATTACATATATAATTATCAATAGCCCAAAAAAGTTATCAACAATTTCATTTTATTTAATTTTAATGTTATAATACTCTCCCATTGGGCTATCGTGGTGGCTTATTCTCACTTCATACTCCCCCTCTTTTTCTTTTGTTATGTAATATGTTAAATCACATTCAGGGGCTATCTCTCTAAATATATCTTCTCCACTCTTTAGTTCAAACTCTTTATGCCCACTTCTATTTCTCCATCCTATATTTCTTCCCTCTACATATATTGTTTTACCAATATGTTGTCTAAACTCTTCCTCTAAATCCTCTATAAAATATTCCCAATGATATTCCCCTATATAATAGTCATTGTTAAAGTGTTCTTCTATTTCCTTATCTGTTACACTTTCAGTTTCTCTTTCTTCATCTCCTAATATACTCACAAGAAATTCTTGTTTATCTCTTTTGAAAAAATCTATTTCATTTTGAATATAAGCATACACATCATAATAAGTTTCCCATACATAAGTTTTTGTTTCCATAATTTTATTTATTTAAGTTTATATTTTATTTTCTCCAAACACATCATAATCTTGTGCCTCTAAATCTGCCCTCATTTCATCATCTAAATAATCAGAGTATTTTAATTCATTTGCTATATTATCTGGTATATCTTGTGCAATTTCTAATAGTCCTTCAAAACTCCAATTACTTGTTCCCTCATTAACTAATTCTTCTATCATATCTTCCATAATAGATTTTGAATAACTTTTAAAATACCATTTTATAAAGTTTTCTCTTGCTTGTTTGTTTTTTACTTCCATAATTTTATTTATTTAATTGATTAATAATTTCTTTTTGTTTGTCTTTAGGTAAATTTTCAAATTGTATTACTTCTTCGTTACCATAACAATCTTCCATTGCCTCATTTTTATCCCCATATAATACTATCTCCCCATTATCAAATTTTAACAAACTATCGTTTGCCCTATCGTATAAAACATAATCTTTAATAATATTTTCCATAATTTTAGTTTTTTTAGTTAAACACTTGACTTATTAAAATATTTTGTGTACCTTTGCCTTGTTAGGATTAAATAACACATAGTTTATTTAACCCCCCTCAAAAAAAATCGTTCGTTCGTCATAACAGCTACACAAAGAAGTGAAATAGCAAACTCACAGAAAGGAACGTAATGTATCAAGCCCATATTATGCTTTTTTTTGTTTTAAAAAAGAGGTGGTTAAATTCAGTAGACAATTTGCCTTGTTGTCTTTTTCTCGGCACTCTATTAACCCCCTTACAAAGTGTTTAATTATTTAAATAATTAACTCCCTTATATTTCGCTTACTTTGTAAAGGTTTTAACCTCTTTATTTGTATTTATACTTGAATCTTTTCTTGGCTTCATTAATAGTGTAGCCAATGTATCTTTCTTTTACTAGGTATCCATTTATAACGTCAGTTATTAAAATGAATTGTGGTTTTACTTCTACTCTCATTTTTTTTTTGCTATGCTTTAGTTAGATTTGAATATCCATTTACTCTTGGTAAAAAATGTTCATCATCTTTAATCATTCCTGCTATATCGTGTATAATAGTTTGTACAATATCTTCTTCACTCATTTTGTTTTCTTGTGCGAACTGCGTAAAGCCAAGTGCATCTTCAACGAACGAGGGATTAGATAAAATTAATTCTATTATATCAAATTTCTTATTGACATAAAAATTAGGTATGTATTTTCTACATATCCTAATAACTTCTAATTGCTTTTCATTTACTTTCATTTTGATTTAATTTTAATTAGCTCCTTATTATATTATATTTAAAGTGAGATGCATCAAAGAATGAGTCATCTTTTAATAGTTCTTTTCTTCTTCTGAACTCTGCACAATCTTTAAAGAACAATTCCTCATCTAGTTCGTGCCTATTATCTTCTTCAGTTTCAAACTTATACTTTGATAAAGTAGATGAGAATAAAACTTTACGTTCTTTTTGTTCTTTGAGTAATGGTAGATAAATTTTCTTCATAGTTTTAATTATTTAGTTATTGTTTCTTCTCTATATTTTAATTCTTCTTCTATTTCTTCTTGATACATAAACTCTTGCAAGTATTCGTGTATCAAACCATATCCATCTCTTGTTTTAAATAGTTTTGCATCTGTATATCCTCCTCTTGCATCACAACCATTGTGTATTTGTAGTAATAGATATTCTTCATCGTTAATTGTTAGCCAAGTACCTTGTAGTATTTGACTTAAATCACTTTCTCCGTTGTACGTGTTAAATGTTCTGCCTTCTTCAATCTCAAAGAAATCTGAGGTACAACTAAACCCTCTACCACCTACTTTAAGGAATTTCCAAGCTGTTTTACATACTCCATAAGCTTCACCCTCCCAATCTTTTGTATTTGTGTTTAGCTCGTTGAAGTCACGACATATATTATCTAATTCTAGCTGACTTAAATAATGAAATACACTTACATTTCTATAATAGTAGTCCCCATCTTTGTGCATAGTTTCTTCTTCTTCATCTTCAAAATCTTGTAGTGTTTTCTTTTGGTTTCTCTGCCACCATCTGTTATCATCGCCACCACTATCTAAAAAGTGTTTACCAGTGTTTTCAGTTAGCATTTCATAAATTAATTGTTTTGTTTCCACTTTGTTTTAGTTTTAGTTAATAATTAGTTAATTTTATAGTATGTGTTTTTGGGCATATTTTCTTTAAAGTTGTTGTAGTATATATCCTCTATGCTTTTTTTTGATACTATTGCTTTTCCTTTTAAGAAATTCTGATAACTCTTGTATTTTATCCATACATAGTTAGTTACTCTTTTAGGTTTGCTCATAGGTATATTAAATACTATATTTAATAAAAGTAATTTTTTCATAGTTATATAATTTTAGCTATTTGGTTTAGTTAATAATTCTGCTAGTTCGTCAAGCGTTTCTCTACCACTTGAAGATAATCTCATATATTCAAATTCATGCAACATTTGAAATAGTTGTATTGCTCTTGGGCATAAGATGTTAAATAAACTTTTTTGTAATCTGCTCATAGTTTTAAATTTAAGTTAAACAATATATATTTTAGGGATTAGTCCCTAGAAATTTACTTTAATATTTCGTTCTTGCATTCTATCTTTTTTCTGCATCATTTTTATTCTTGGAGTAGTCATCTTTTTATATGATTGTCTATTTATCTCACAAGAATATCTTTTGCTATTCATCGCAGGAATAAACCAACCATCGCTAGTTTTTTTAGCTCTATTTATTGGCTTACTATTTTTAATTCTTTGTTGCTCTCGTTCCCATTCGTAGAACTCTTGAATATTTTTGAATTTACTCCAATCTATTTTAGACATTTTATTTTAGTTTTTAGTTTCTAATAGTTTAGGGACAAGTCCCTAATTTTTTTGTTTCTATCATTAAATAGCTTTTGCTTTAATGATATTGTAAATATACGAAGAATTAACAACAAATTAACATTAACCCAAATGAAATGCAGGGAAGTTATTAACAAAATTATTGGGATAAAATTTTAAAATGCAGGGAATTTTCTAACAAAATTATTGGGATAAAATTTTAGAACGCAGGGATATTCACTATCATTGGTTCACTATCATATCACTATCATTTTGAATTTTTGGGCTAGGACGAGGGCAAAAAAAAGGGGTACAATTTGCACCCCTTTAAAATGTTTGATTGAGTTTTTAAAGTCCTTTGCTCAATTCGTAAAGTTCTTTTTTATTCTCATCAGTTAAATCTAATTTATTATCTCTAATTTTTTGGATTAACTTATTAAGATTTACAACCGATTCTTTAACTTCTAAACTTGAATAGCTAAAGGAAAAATCGTTTTTATTTTCTTTGAAATTTTCACCCTTTACCAATTTAAACGAAATCGCATTTTTTATTTTATCATCGTTAAATAATTTTTTTGATTCCCTGTTTATTGTTCTGCGTAAAGTTTTTAATTTTTCGGCTTGGCTATTATAACCACTATCTAGATAAAAATGCTTTGCAACATCTAACAAAAAAACGTCATTAGAATTTTTTAATATAATGTCGCTTACTTGCTCCGATAATTTGCCGTTGGACATTTTACCCGTTAAAATGTCATCAAACATTTTTACAAAATGCGACATTTTTGGAGTAAGTTTTTTAGGGACTGTCCCTAATTTTTTGCTTTTTTTAATTTGTGTTTTTGTGTTCATAATTGTATAAATTTAATTAATATTAATAATATTGTAAATATACGTTAATTTGTTGTTAATAGAAAATAAATCTACTCTAGTTATTAACAAAGTTATCAACAATTTAATTGTGCTAATTTGTAAAGGTTTATTTTTTGGCGTGTGTTACTTCGTTCCTTTTCTTTGGTTTCAAAAACTAAAATACTAAAAACCCTAAAAAAAATAGTTTGAATTTTTCAAAATGTTGTTTTAATAGTTACTAGAAACCCAAAAAAATAAAAATAGATTTTGCCAAAATCAACAAAAGCAAAACGGAATAAACCAAACCCACCCCCAAGAAAAAAAACACTTAGGTAAACACAAAAAAAAATATAAATACATACATAACCCCACTCCTACTCATATATCACCCCTTTTATAAATATCAGGTATGTCCTCATTACCCTCAATCATGCGGTATACTTTTGCTACAAGCAGTCTACTCTTTTGTGTAAGACAGTATGTTCTTGATTCCCCTTTCCGCTTAGAATACGGTTTATAGCTTGTTAGAAGCCCTTTCTTTTCTAAACTAGGTATTCGTATATGTAGGAACTTATTAGAGGCGTAGAAGTCTTTAAATGCCTCTTTCCAAGTAATAAAGTCTTTATTGTATAGGAATATTAGAAATTCTAGCTGTGTGCGATTAATATCATTTAAATGTGATAGGGATATTATTATCTTTCTATACAGTGTAAGATAATCCCTTTCCAAGGGTGTATACATTAAATTAAATTATTGTTTTTCTATTTTATTTATTGTTCCGTAGAAATATTGATTTTGTTTTTTCTTATCCCTAGGAAATTTTTTCTTTGCGTAAGTTTTTACTTTTCTTTTTATAACAGTACCAACTTCAGCTTTTTTTGTTTTCTTTTTGTATCTAGATACTCTACCCTTTTCCTTTTTCTCTTTTGCAGCCCTTGCTTTTTCTGCTGGTGTTAATTCACTCCAAGTTACTGGTGTGTCTTTGGTAACACGCTTAGTGGGTCGGAATGTACTTTCACCCCCAGAGTAATCTTTCTTACCACGAGGTGTTCTCCAGTCTTCCTTAAACCATCGTTTAAGTGCTAAACCTTTTTTTGTTTTCCTAACCCTTGCCATGTTGTTTCCTTATTGCTTCTTTACCTTTTTTAGCGATAGCAGCTTGCTGTGGCTTGCCTGCTACCTTTGCCCTTTGCTCCAATACAGTTAGTATTTGTATCTTCCTTGCAAATGGTTTATTTATTCTTTTAACTTTTGCTACAGTAGCCTTTGCATCTGCTGGAGTAGCAAACTTAATACTTACAGTATCTTTTGGATTTTCATCAGTATATAATCTACGACCAGAGCCTTTTGGCTTTTTACCAGTCCCAACTACAGGGTCTTTTTTAACAACCCTAGCCATTTATTTTCCGACTTTTTTCATTGCCATTTTATGAGCTTCAGTAAAAGTTTTACCTTTCCTCATTGCATTAGCCATAACTTGCATATGTTTTTTTGTATGATGAACAGAGTGTTTAGACATTGTTACTTTTTGTCTGTCTGTTAATCCCTCCAACGAAACACCTTTAATTGATTTTTTAATTACTTTTGCCATGATTTTTTGTTTATTATTTTTTAGATTTATTTCCCCAGTTTTTAACTCCCATTTTTCTGCATTTAGCCATAGCACCACTTCTATAAGCTGAAGTCTTAGGGCCATACCTTGATACTACTTTATAGTAACATGCATCTTTTATAGTCCCACCTTTTTTCATCATTCCTAATAAAGGCCCTAGCAACTCTTTACCTTTTTCAAAATTCTTTTCCCCTTTTTTTCGTATTACTTTTTGAGGTATAATTAAACCAATACCTGCTTTTGGTACAGTACCACCTTTTTTCATTATGCTTTTTGCACCACCTGATAACATTGGAGACATTTTCATTTCTTTATCTGTTTGCTTTTTTAACACACCACCTAAAACATATTTACCTTTTCTGTTTTTTGGTGATGATTTTTTAGAACCACCTGGCCCAGCCCATAAATCTTTACATGCCCAGTAACGAGCTGTTAATTTATCTTTAGCTTCAGAGCACTTATGCCTAGCTCTAAATGACTTTCTAGCAGCCCTAGAATAATTATGCCCATAACCAGTAGCTCCATAGTGTATGATTTTTTCTTTACCACCACTACAAGCTTTAACTACCTTTTTCTTTCCTGGTTTGGGAGATTTTCTTGGCCTATTGCAAGGCATATTTTTTTTATCTATTCTAGCCATCGTATGAGTTCTTAATCAAACTAATTTCTTTTAACCATGCTGGAACTTCAAACCCAGGTTCATTTGTTTCTTCAACCTGATAAATACCAGCTATTTTTACTTTTGGATATATTAACACATGATACTTCATAAATATTTCCATAGCATCATATTGTTTATATGTCCTGTCATCAGCATATCCATCCCCATCGTATATAACATGCATAGATGGTCCTGCTAATGTATCTAAGGAGTATGCGGAATCAAAATCTGGTTTATCCAATTTTGTTACCGAGCCATCCCTATTAAATATATAACTAAAACCCCTATTCTTTAAAATGTCCATTTGAAGTGGAACAGAACTACCTGGGTGTATAATTATATATTTCATTTATTCTAGCAACCGCAACTACCCATTTTACCTCCATGTTCAAAAGAGCAGCTACCTCCTCTGCATCTACCTTTTATTCTTCTTTTTCTTTGTTTCTTTAATGCCCTTGAACGCTTTCTAGTTTTTCTATCTGTTCCTGGCATCATAGCACCCTCTTCAGCAACAACTATAGTTGCATCATAACCTACATCTCCAGGGCACATCATTCCATACTTACCTTTATAACAACCCTTAGAACCTTTTTGTCTTTTACCTTTTCTTGCTCTCCTAGCTCTTTTTCTTCTTTGTCTTGAATATTTATCAACTGGTGCTGGCATTTCTGCACCCTCAGACATATAACCCATTTTATTGCGAACTTCTTTTGGTAGTTTAGCTAAACCTGGGTTTTTTTCTTTATCTGTTTTTTTTAGTGCTCTTGCCATTTTATTATTGTTTAAATAATAAATATCTAGCCAAAACTTCTTTAGGGTCCATTGCTTCTAACCCCATAACATCTTTATTAGTTTCATACCATGCACTAAATTCTTGACTATCAAATTCAACATTACCAGCACTACCTTGTTTTTGTAAGCTAGATGGTAAAAAATTAAATAAAGGATTTGGACCAGAAAATAATAAATTTTTAAGCTTACCTCCTACAACATTTCCTTCAGCATCATATATTTCTGTTCCTGGTTTGTAGATTCCTTCTTGAGCTCTAGACCTATCAACAATAGCTGACATTATAGGAAAAGCAGCACCAACCATACCTTTAAATATATTTTTAAATACTTTTGGTCTACCTTCTCCTGGTTGATTAAACTTTTCTTGTCTAGCTGTTTTGTCTTGTTGTCTTACTCTAGCTCCTTCTAGCCTTATAGCTTTCCTTCCCCTCATTCCTGTTTTATCTATATTTATATCTTTTCCTTCATCATATTCTTGCCCTCGTCTAGAAAATCTTCCAAACTTTCTAATATCTCTTTTAGTTCTTAAGCCTTGCTCTTCCGATGTTTTCATTGCTCTTTTTCTAGCATCTTTAAACTCTTGAAGGAAGTTTTGAAAAATTCTTTTTTTAGGTTTTTTATCCTCACTTGTAGTAATTGTACTAATAGGTGCTTTATCAGTTTCAGGAGTTTCTACAACTATTTCATTTTCTTTTTCATCTACAGCATCTTGGTCACTTTTTACAAAAGGACTATCTGGAATAATTTCCTCTAATTCTTTTTTATCTACAGCAGATAGTTCTGTAGGTGTTTCTTTTTTTTCTGGCAAATACGATTCTCCCTTGTTAGCTTTTCTAATATCTCTTCGTGAAGCAAGACCCATTTTCCTAGCTGCTTTTTGGTCATCTGCATCTAGCATTCCTAATTCACCGTCTTTTATAGCTTGCTCTAATAATGCTTTATATTCCTCTTCTTCTTTTCCAGGAACAGGAATATTTTTAGTTTCGTCATCTAATAAAGCAGGAGATTCTATTTTACTTAAATCTTTTTTAGGTAATTCAATAGGTTTTCTAGAAAAATCATCAGCATCTGGTTCGTCAGCCTCTATAATAGGACTTGCTTCCATCATTTTTTCACCTTCTTTAAGTGCTCTTTTCATTTTTCTATCAAGAACTCTATCTTTTCTAGTTGGCTTTGGTGCCTCCTTAGCTTCTTCTATTGCTTTTATTTGGTTTTTTGTTTTCATTTTCCTAAACTCACTTCTAGATGGAGCAGGAACCCCTTGTCTTCCAGCATCAGAAGACCTCCACATTTGTTTAAAAGCAGTATATGTTTTAGGAAAATTACTTGGTGTATTATCTCTTGTTGGTGTTACTGGGTCTTGAGCTTCTATTTCAGCATCCATACTTGGAGACATAACTTGTTCTTGTTCTCTGTTAGCTCTTTTTGTAGCTCTTTTAAAATCTCTATCTTCTCTCCTAATTCTTCTTCTAGCTTGGCCTTTAGTTTCTGCTTCCTCTACCATACCCCCTTCTTGCATACTTGGGAACAAAACATCTTTTGCTTGTTCCATCATGGTTGGAGCTGGCTCAAATTTTATAGTCTTACCTTTTTCTGTTCTTACTTTACCTTTTCCTTTTCCTTTTATTCCTGCTCTACCTGCTGCTATTGCACCAGCAGACAATGGAGCAAAAGCTGGAGTAACAGCTAAAGGTGCAATTCCTGCTGCCATACCTAAAACACTTAATGCTTTTTTTATTTTATCTCTCCTAGCTCCTTTATCTAAGGTAAATTCTTTAGTTTTAGTTTTTGTACCTTTTTTGGTTTGTTTGGTAACAGTTTTAGTTACTCTTTGTTTGGTTGGTTTCCCTTTTTTACCAGTTTCTAAAGTTTCTTTCGTAAACTTAACTGTTCTTCTTTTTGGGCTGCCACCATCTTGATATTTTTTCATTGCTTTCATAACTACAAATATAATGATTTATTTTCTTTTGCCTCCCCAGTATTCTACTGCGTGCTTTTCTTTTACTAGCTGGTCATTTAAACATATTTGTGTTAGACCCTCACAACCATCTAATATATTAATATGTATCCTACCTAAAACTCTACCATACTTTCCTATCTCTGTTGATTCAAGAGTAAAGCTGGGATTTTCAGCTAGTATAGCTTTCACCCTATCCTTTGCTGCCAAACCCCTTGCTTTTTCCTTTAAATCTCTTGTTCTACTTTCTGGTGCATTAATACCAGCAAAACGAACTCTTTTTTTTATAGATACATCAAAACCTAAATCTATATTTACATCAATAGTATCTCCATCCACTACTCTGTCTAATATTGCTTTATAGGTATACATATTAAAATTTTCTTCTAGATTCTCTATCCCACAAATGATTTTCTAATTCTAAATCTAGTTGTTCTTTTTTCTTTTCCCACTCTTGTTTTTCTTGTGTTGTTTTTTTACTCCACCATTTTAGGAAGTCTCCACATTTTATATGTTTATATTCTTCCCAAATTTTTGACATTAGTCGTTTCTATAGAAGTCAACAAAAAGCCAAACAAGTATTACTAATGCAAACTTAAAAAAATTAGCACCACATAATAACGTACCAGCAAGTATTAATAATGCACAATGTGCATGAGCTATTAAACGAGCTAATACTTTTTTTCCAAATGATAAAAGTTTTTCTTTCATAATATGTTTTTAAAATTATTATTCTACGTAAGACTGAATAAGTTCAGCTACACTTTGAGCTAACATGTCAGCTTTTTGAGCATCAGATTCATATTCTCCATCTTGCCATGATTTTAGTATTTCTACTAATTGCATAAGAACTCCTTCTACTTCTTTATTCATTTCTTTTTCTGGTGCTTCAGAAGGCATCATATTACCCTCTTGCATAATTACAACTTTTTTGTCTTTAGGTGCTTCAGGCATCATACCCCCACCAGGGTACTTTTTCATTTTGCCTCCATCCATGTATTGTTTTAATAAATTGTCTGCCATTTTTTTATTTTTTAGTTATGTAAATTAATTTTCTAATATATCCATCAGAAGCAATATATATGCCTGTTAAATTAGGTTTAATACTTTGTCCTGCTAAATTATAATATTCTGTTGGTGTAAATAAATTATCAGTGTTGCTTTCATTTATACTAATAAAAGCACAACCTACATCTACAACAGTATCTGTATATATTTGTGGCCAATCACCTATAGAATCTATCCAATCAATATCAGATAAAAAACCAAAAGAATCTACTTGTTCTGTTGGTAAGAATGGGTCTGTTACAATATATAAATAAGCACCATTCCACCCATCTCCATAATTATCTTCCATGCATATAGTAAATACATCTGGTATTAATGCAGCAGTTGAGTCGCCAGCATAACCACTAATTAACTCTGTACCACTACAATTTTTTATATTCCAAGATATTTCATCTGGGTATATTCCTTCCGTACAATAAATAAATTTAGGTATAGGTATTTGTGCTGATACACCAACACAAAAAGCTAATAAAGCTATAAGTAATTTTATTTTTTTCATTATTGAAACTTATTTAATACTATTTCATCAATAGCTGATTGAACATCTGATTTGCTTGCCTGTAATTGCAACATAATGTTGGGAGTGAATCTGTCTATTTCCTCTCCATTATCATATATGATTACTGTAGGGACAGCTTTTATTCCATATTCATTAGCTGCATCACTACATTTTGATATACAAGCTCTATAAACTGTACAATCTTTTAAATCTTTTAGTTCCTTAAATTTATTAGTATTATTCCATTCTGCCCAATATTCTACAACAACAATACCTTTAGATATTTTATTATTAAAATTACCATTATTTAAAAACTCTACGCTGCCATAGGCAGATAGACAAATAAATAACAATATGAATAATAATTTTTTCATTACTTTAATTCAAATATCATTTCTTGAAGCTCATCAAGCTTTTCATCCATTCCTTCAATGTCTTCTTTAATTTCTTCAACATCCGATTGGGTGTTCATAATAGTTTCTCTAATAAGCTGGTCTTTTAAATCATACTCTGTTCTAGAAACTTCTGGGATAGGTAATTCTTTTGCTTCTGCTATATCTGCTTGTAAAGTAAAATACATTCCTATTACTACCGACAAACCAACTCCAATGCTTATTAATGTTTTAACACTGATATTAAATTTACTTTCTTCGGATAGTTCTTTCATTTTTAAAATATTAAATAGTTTACACCTGCTTTCATTTGATATGATTTAATATCCCAGAATTTAAGGTGCCTACCTTCTATAAAAAGACCAAGATGTTTATTTATCTTAGAGCCTAAGATTAAACCAGCATCCCATTCAAACTTTTTATCTGGGTAAATATACGAAAAATCATTGAGACCTTTATGAATAGGATAGAAAGAACTCCATCCATGAATCCAAAAGTTTTCTTTATTATAATAGTAATCAAAACCAAATACAGCAGATAATTCTTGAACTAACCCTAATGCTTCTAGCTCTCTGTTATTATATTCAGTTACTGCTTTGCCAAAATGATAAGTATAAAACTCTCTATCTGTTTTTGCAATAAGCTCACCATCTTTAGTCCAGTGTTGGTTAGGGTCACTAAAGTATCCAAACTCATTTGCTAACTGCCACCAATGTTTATTAGCTGGTATCGCAAACCAAGCATCTACTGGGCTATATCCATACACAGGATGTGACCTATGTGCTATACCTGCTGTTAAATCTAAATTACCTAACTTCTGTCTATATCTTATTTCCCCTAAAGTATATTTAAGATTAATAAGACCATCGTTTACATACGCTGCTTTTATAGCAAATCTATTATGTATGTAACGAACTTTATATTCTTGCTGGGTAAATACATCACCTCTGTTTCTAACAGCACTATATTCAAATAAGTATTCTAAACCTGGTGCGTTAGATATGGTAGCATAATCTGATATTTCATTTTCAGAACCATCGTAAAATCTTCCTTTTTTAACTTGATAATCAAATCTAGCAACTTTCCTTAACCCAATACTAAATATATAATTAGACTCTATTTGTTCTGTTATTTCCACTAGCTGACCTGAACCTGCTATACCATCAACATAAAACTGTTGACTAACAGCAAATGGTGAAGCCATAGATGCACTAGCATAAAATGTAGAATATTTAAAAAGATTTTTAACTTGTGCTTGTGAGTTAAAAGAACTAAGAATAATAAGAAATACAATAATAAATAAAAATACTAAATCTTGTATTGCTTTAAAAATTGTGTTTTTTGCTTTGTTTTTATTTAACTGCATCGTAGTCTATATAAGTTATTTTTACACAATCACCTTTTTCTAAAGCTTTTGCTATCTTCGGATAAACTCGCTTATAGGCTTGTCCTGAGCTACCGATGAATCCATCTTTAGCAATCTGGTTGTTCGTCTGCGTATCCCCCAATAGTAAACACCCAGCAGTGTGCTCATCAGTGTTACCAGTATGAATAAGAATATACTCAAAACCAGGTACATTAATAATATGCAGCATACCACGATGCATTTCACCATATCGCTTAACATACTTATTGTGGAATCCACCAGATTTCCTAAGCACCACTTCGTAAGTCCCACTAGGAATACGAGTCTCCCCCATAATTTTTTCTTCCCTATATTCATCTTCCAATGTATAACATAAAAATTTTCTTTTGTTTGTTACATCAAATAACAAACCTGATGTTGAGTCTTCTTCAGATGAGATTCTAAGCACTTCTAGTTCCATCATGCAAAGATAATAAAATTAAACAATATCTGCTATTGTTACTGTAGCACCATAAATAACATTTGTAGTAGCATTGGTATTTATTTTTATTGTTAAATAATTGGTTGCAGAATGGTTAAAGTCTGTTATATCTATTTCTGTACCTACATTACCACTGCCTTTAGATGTATGTGTCCCACTGTTAACATTGCTTTCAAATACAGTTACAGGTCTAGTATTGTTACCAAAAACACTAACATGAGTAGCTTTTTTCCCAACAGGTATTGGAACAAATGCATATAACTCCATAGCAGCATCACTAGGTATAATGCCTATTGTACCTGTATCATCAAAATGAATAGCAGCTCCAGCCGAATCTTCATTTCCTACGAAATCTCTTGGAAGCACCTTAATAGTGCTAGCATCACCATGCCACCCAGCAGAAACATCTTTGCTAAACTTAAAATAATCTTCATCTTCTAACCAGGTAATTACACCATCATTAGTTTCCCCATCAAAGGTTAATGTGTAATCGGTGGCTGCTGCACCAGCACCTATTTGCAGATTTCCACCAATAGATAATGCCCCAGCAGAAGTAGTAACCCTACTTTGTATTTTTTTATAAACCAAGTTGGTTATTCTAAAAGTTTCTCCAGGTGAAGCAAAATCTACAAATATTGCAAAGTCACCAGAAAGAGTAGGATGTTGTTTTATAATTAAAGAGTTAGAAGAATTTAGTGTCATTGTTTTTGATGTTCTAAATCTTCCTCCATTTAAAAATATAGTTCCTACTGTACAACTAGGACTTCCAGACCTATTTGATATATCATATGTAAGAGAATAATATTCATTGGCAACAGGGTCTATTGCCATTGTTCTTTGAAATAAAACTCCTGGAACCTCTCTTAAAGAAATATTAGATATAGTTATTTTATCTCCACTAGATGTAGATGTTGTTCCAGTATAATTAAAATATAGTTGAACTGGAACTATATGACCATTGCTGTTTGTTGTTGGTAAAGATGTTGCTGTATATATATAATGAGTGTGAGTTCCAACAGATGTTTGTTTTAGTTCTTGTGCTGACCCACCTGGCAAAACAATAGCAAATTTACCAGATTCATCAGCTATAGTAGATTCTGTTATTGTATATACAAGCTTTAAAAATCTTCTTGTTATTCCTGGTGTTGCAGTTTGTGCTTTTGCTCTAATTTTTTGTTGTAATAAAGATTCGTTACCTGTAGAATGTTCAAATGTTGCTTTGTTTTGTTCAACAGTCCAGTCATTTGATTCATACCATCTATATACACCTGCATCATCAGCAGAGGAAGCTGCTGCCCCAGCAGAAGTTGATGCATTTGCTATAACACCTGCTATAAAATTATTATCTCTTAGTAATTCTAAATTACCTTCATTTATTTTTTCAAAATAAGTTGTATCTGATGGAGCTGTAAATTCTGCATATTTTCCAGTTGTATTTAAACTAAATCCACCTTGAAACTCCCAATAAGTTGTAGCATCAAAATCTCCATCATTTAAAGATTCTGCACCAAGGTTAGATGTAGTATCAAATATATCTAATTCACCGTCTTTAATAGTTAGTTTTGTGCTTGGCTCGTTAGTTCCTATTCCAATAAAATCTGTAGATTCTTCTATAAATAATGTATTGTCAGAAGCACCATTAATTCTAAATTCTCCAGTAGAGCCTTTATTTACTTTTAATCCACCATCTATTCTAGTAGAAGAACCTAAATGAATTTTTTCTTTTGGACCTGCTCCTTCTAATAAATTTATTCCTATTTTTCCAGCTACGAATTTAAATGGTGTAAACAGTCCTCTAAAACCAGATACTGATTCGTCTTTTATTGTTAACTGATAAAGTCCCCTTATTTTTTCTATTGCGCTTTTTATCATTTACCTTGACCATTATATTTTTTACTGTAATTTTTTGAACTTTTGTTTTTGCTTGTTTTACTTTTTGCATGAACCCCAGGTCTTTTTGTTTTTTTATTTTTAGTGTATTTAAAAGAAATTCCTCTAGGCATAATAATTTATTTTACTTATCTCTACCCTCTCTGTATAGTCTTAAATACTCTTCAGGTGTTTTATTGTCTTGTTCAGCTTCTTCACCATATTTTGTTGGAAATACATCTTCTAATGTTCTTCTATCCCTTAAAACATTGCCAAAATATTTTCTTGCTCCTCCTCTCCCTAAGAAATTAACTAAAGCAGCTACTTCATCTAAACTATAATTCCAAACATTTTTATCTGGTACATTTAATTGAGACTCATATTCTTCAGTTAAATCGTAAGCAGATTTCTTTAAACCTGGGATGTCTTTTAATTGGTCGTTATATCTCATTTCAAAAATTTTATTTTGATAATCAATATCTTTAGAAAAATCTTCCCTTGAAAGACCCTTTGTTAAATTTAAATTTTCTAGTTCTGAAAATCTTTGTCCATATAATCCTGTAGCAGTGCTTTGTGGATTTATCATTAATTTACCATCTAAGGATTCAACAGCAGAAATACCTTTTTTTAGTTTTTCAAAGTTTATAACATTTGGGTCTTCTGCAACTGTTGCTTTTTTGTTTGTAAATTTTTCTATTAGATTTGAAGAATCTTTTTCTTTTTTGTTTTTATTAAAAAATTTATTTACAAATTTACGTTGCTCTGGATTAAGTTTTTGACTATCTTGATAAGATGTTTCTTTATTTTTTAAAAACTGTTTTATTAAGTTTTTTTCAGGCATAATATATATTTAAACGCTTGCTACAAATACCTCTACATCTATATCTTCTGATAATGGGTCAACAAGTAAACTTTCTAAATCAGTTAGTGCTGTTACTATGGTAGCATTAGCATCGCTTACTGCAATTCCATCATGTACTTTATATAATACAAAACTTTCTCCTGCACTAACAAGAACTGTTGCAGACATATTAGGGGAACCATCTTCTCCTCCAGCTATTTGTAAAGAAAGATTCATTGGGTTTGTATCATCTAAATTAGTTACCCTTATGTATCTGACATTTTCTAAATCTATAGCATTATCTGCTGTATGTGTTGCAGTTTGAAATGTAGCTATTGTACAATCGTTATCATCTATACATCTAACTATTCTTTTATATATTTCCTTAATAGAGCCAATACTTAATGTGTTTGTTGAACCTTGTGGAGAACCATTTAAAGTTATAGATTCTGTAAGAGTTACAGTTAATGTTGCTGTTGCTACTGTTGTTGCCATATTGTTTTATTTTATGCAGATGCACTTGCTACAAAAAGCTCTACATCTACTGCATTTGCTCCTGGTTGAACTACAATAGCTTCAAGGTCTACAAGGTCTGTAACAAAGTTAGCATTGGTATCATCTACTGCAATTCCATCATGAGGTGTTCCCATCATAAAACTTTTACCAGGCTGTATTAAAATACTAGCTGTTTCATCTGCTGTTGTATCATCTTCACCAACATCTATATGTAAGCTGATTGTTATATTATTTGTATCATCTAGATTAGTTAATCTCATATATACAACATCTTGAACATCAAAAGGAGTAATTGTTGCATCAGCAACAGAACTATGAAAGTCAGCTATTCTAGTTTCGTTATTTGCTGGGCATGTTATTATTCTTTTAAATACCTCATCAACATTAGATATTGATACTGTATTAGTAGCACCTTGATTAGAGCCATTTAAAGTTATAGACTCTGTAATAGTTACTTTTAAAGTTGAGGCTGAAACTGTACTTGCCATTGTTTAATGTTTTAAATTAATTATTTGAAACAAAGATACAAAAAAAATTATTATCTTTGTTGTTGCAATATTACAAATATAAAATATTAAAAAATGCCAAAGTATAAAAATATAGAAGTAAAACCAATAATAAATGCTAGCCTTCAGGCTGCTTTGTTTTCAACACAAGATGTTGTTTTTGATTGGACTGAAGTTCCTTTACCAGTAAATGGGCCTTGTAGAGTAATAAGTGTTTCTGTAATAAACAGAGACCATGCAGCAGCTAAAGCAGCAGATGTTGCTTTGGAATTATTTTTTTCAAAATCAAATGATTTTACTTTAGGAACTATAAATTCTACAGCATCCATGGTTCCAAATGACGACCTAATAGGTGTTACTTCAATAGTAACAGGAGATTATGATGCTGGATTAGATTTTGTAAGTATAGCATCAGCTAACCCAGATGCTCTTGTTGGCTTAATATTAGAACCTAAGTCTACAGAAAGGTCTATATATGTTGCTGGGCTTACAAGAACAGGTAATGAGCCAGATTTAAGGTCTTCTTTTCTTGTGGATGGTGCTCATACTGACACGAGTGCTACACTAACAGTAAAAGGTGTTGACGCAAGAGAAATAATAGCTCCTGGAGATGTTTTACATGCTGAAGATGATGCTGTTATTGGGAAAGTAGAATCTGTAGATAGTGCAACTCAAATAACTTTACAAAATTCTTTAATTACTCCACAAGCTTTAGCTGATGAAGATAAAATACATATACTACAACCTATTAAATTAATGATTGGGGTTGAATATTAATAATATTTGCGTTTAATACAATATAATTGTATATTTGTCAAATAATTAAAATTAAATTTAATGAAAACCACCGACCTAATAAAAGAGGTCGCTGATTCTGTTAGGGACTTGCTAATAGAAAAAAACCAAAACTATGGTGATTCAGCTACCAATCCAAGAAATATTTTTTCAAAAGGAAGTGCAGTAGATTCTTTATGTGCTCGTATTGATGATAAACTAGCTCGTATTGCTAATAAAGGTATTAATGACGAAACAGAAGACACTGTTACTGACTTAATTGGCTACCTTATTCTTTTAAAAGTAGCAATAAAAAAACAAGGTAGTAATATGACTTACCCAGAATTTAAAAATAAATTTTATGATAAGAACGGAAAAGATAATGGATGGAATGAAGATTACACAAATCTAACTGGGTGGGAGTTATGAAAGAATCTACAATAGAAAAAATAAATTTACTAAAAACATTAATATACCAAATTAACGAAGACTCTGATATTTCTTTTGTTTTTGCTTATATAGATGAATCTGCTGGAGAAAATGCAATTAGTGTTTCGGCTTCTGTTTTTGATTTAATAGAAGCTGAAGATATGATTGAGTGCATTCATTCTATACTTGAACAGGTTGGTGAAGAAAAAGGAAAAATAGATTTGTCTAATTATTATGGTAAAATAGGAGAAGCATGAAAGAACATATAACAAAAGGATTAATAAGAAAACTAACTATAGGTGATTTAAAAAATGGAATGAACTATTTAGTTGGGCAAACTGTTATGGGTGGTAGTGCAAAAATTACCAATATAATAGAAGATGAAGCTTATTTTAGAGAATATAATTTAATAAGGTATAATGTTTACGTTAAAAGATTTGACGATGGCTTTACTTACCTTTGGAAAGATTTTAAAAATCAACCAGTAGCAATAGAATATAATTTAAATTTTGAAGAATATGCAGCCACTATCTAATTACATTTTAGTAGAAGTAGAAAAAACACATGAGGATACTGTTTTTTTAAATGGAAAAGAAATTTATTTAAATCCAACATACAATCCTGAATTAAATGCCAGGCAGCATGGAATAGTTTATGCTGTAAGTAAAAATGTTAAAAATGTTAAAGTTGGGGATAAAATATATTGCCATCATTTTTTAACAACAAAAGAAAATAGGTTTACCTTTATTGAAGATAAGTTAATATACAGGATACAAGAAAATATGGCATATGCAGTTGTAAGGAATAATAAAATAATTATGTTAAATAACTGGGTTTTTGTAGAGCAGGTTTTAGAAGATGAATCTAAATGCAAAACAGATTCTGGCATATGGGTAAAACCAGACCAAGAAGACGAAGAGCTTCATGGCATATTAAGATATTCTAATAATGAGCTTATTGAACAAGGAGCAAAAATAGGGGATAGAATTATATTTAGTGAAAACTCAGAATATAAAATGGATATAGAAGGAAAAGAGTTAATGAGAATGAGGAATGAAGATGTTTTAGCTGTTTATAATGGATAAAAATACAGAGAATAGATTACTAGAATTAATTAATTCTGCTAAAGATGCAGTAAAACTTTTAACTGAAGAAGTTAGCAAACCTATTGATGATGAGCTGCAAGACGATAAAGCAAGAAATGCTTTTAAAGCTAAAAAAGAATGCTTTATGGATGCTAAAGAATTAATACTAGAAATTGAAAAAATAGAAGCAATGATAAATGGGGAAGTTGAAGAAACTTTAGAAGATAATGAAAAAGACTTTAAAGCTGGGGCTATTGAAAGGTTTGCCAAGAAGCCAAATAAATAATATTTGCTATATTTGTAGATTAATGCATGCTGTATAAAAATGTCAACTGTTTACCTAAACAACTCTTCAAAAGGGGATAAAATAACTATTAATAATTTATCTATTGGCTTTCCTAAAAAGCCAAGCAGCAAACATATACTATTTTCAAAAAAAGCCAAGAAAAACCAAAAGTGGGAAAGAGATGATGTAGATTTTGAGTTTTTAACAGCTAAAAAAAAAGAAAAATTTATTAACCAAGAGTTTGAAAGAAGAGTTAATGGTGTTTGGTTTATGAATAACGGAGTACCAACTTATATTACTGGAAATCATTATTATTATTTGCAATGGTGCAAAATAGATATAGGTTATCCAGATTACAGAGATAGGGATAGAAGATTTTTTACTTTTTGGGATGCTTGTAGAAAAGACCCTAAAAGTTTTGGAATGGTTATGGTTAAGCACAGGCGAGAGGGAGCATCTTGGAAAGCAGCTTGCATGGCTCTTTATGAAATAACAAGTTCTTATAATTCTCATGGTGGATTGCTTTCAAAAACTGGTCAAGATGCTAAAGACCTTTTTGAAAAGGTTGTTTATATGTTTCGTGGTTTACCTAATTTTTTTCAACCCATTATTGATGGTTCCGATAACCCAAAGTCTAAATTATCTTTTTCCGCACCAGGTCAAAAAATTAGCAAAAACTATCAAAAGGTAGTTAAGTCAGAAGCACTTAACTCTAAAATAGATTGGAGAAACACAAAAGAAAATAGTTATGATTCAGCTAAATTAAAATTTTTTGTATCAGATGAAGCTGGGAAATGGCTAGAAGCAAACATAGAAAAAAATTGGCAAGTTGTAAAACCTTGTTTAACGCAAGGTAGTAAAGTTATAGGTAAGTGTTTTATGCCATCTACTGTTAATGAATTAACAAAGGGGGGTGGAGAAAACTTTAAAAAAATATTTTATGATTCTTTAACTGAAGGTAGAGACGGAAATGGAGAAACAGTATCAGGGTTATATGCATATTTTACACCAGCTTATGATGGCTATGAGGGTTTTATAGATGACTATGGAAATAGCCAAATTGAAAAAGCTAAAAAATATTTAGACAATAGAAGAGAAGCATTAAAAAAAGATACTATAAAATTATCTGAAGAAAAAAGACAAAGACCCTATACGGTTGATGAAGCATTTAGAAGTGATGTTAATAAATCTATTTTTGATGTAGAAAAAATATTTGAACAAATAGATTATAACAATAGCTGTGAAAACTTAACAACTAAAGGTAATTTTATATGGAAAGGTGGGGTTAAGGATTCTAAAGTTGTTTGGATGCCTGATAATAAAGGAAAGTGGGAAATAAGCTGGATACCAGATAAGCAACAACAAAATAAAATATCTATAAAAAATGGTCGCAAGTTTCCAGGTAATGATGTAACTATAGTTTCTGGTTGTGACCCATATGACCATGATACAACAACAGATGGAAGAAGGTCTAATGCAGCTTCTCATGTGTATGTAAAATTTAATATGTCTTTTGATTTTTCTGAAACTTTTGTTTGTGAATATATAAATAGACCACCAAAAGCTGAAATATTTTATGAAGATATGATTAAGCAATGTGTTTTTTATGGTTGTCAAATATTAGTTGAAAATAATAAAGTTGGAATAATTAAATATTTTGAAAGAAGAGGGTATTATGATTATTTAATGGAAAGACCAGAATCAACTCATACATCTAATACTAGAAGTCAAAAAACAAAAGGAATACCTGGCAGTGGCGAAGCTGTTATAAATGCACAAGCAGAAATAACACAAGCTTATATATACGACCATGTAGGATATAACTATGAAAAAGAAAAAATGGGAACTTGTTATTTTAACAAGCTTTTAGAAGATTGGGCAGAATTTGATATAACAAACAGAACAAAATATGATGCAAGTATATCTTCATCTTTAGCCCTGCTTGCTTCCCAAAAAATAATTAAACAAAAAACAAAAATAAAATTTTCTCCTTTTATTAAAAAATTTAACAATAAAGGAAATGTTTCAAAAAAAATAAATTATAATTATGCTAAATAATAAAACTAAAAAAATAGGTGGTTATCCAAGTCCTTTTGTTTCTCCAGAAGAAAAAGAAAAAAAAGAATATGGATTAGAATATTTTAAAAAAATGTATTCTGATTGGAATGGAAGAGAAAATAATGATAACGAAAGAAAAAGAAGATTTGAAAAAAATAGAAGTTATGCTCAAGGGATGCAAGATGTTTCTAAATATAAAGACCTTTTAGATGTAGAAGGAGATACATCTTATTTAAACTTAGATTGGTCTCCTGTTTCTATTGTTCCAAAATTTGTTGATGTTATAAATAGCAGTATTTCAAATCAAGATTACGATGTTTTATGTTCAGCATTAGACCCAGTAGCCCAAGATAAAAAAATGAAAGATAGAAAAAAACTTAGCGATAAAATGATTGCTGATAAATTTCTTTCAAAGTTAAGTGAAAAAACAGGAATGGATTTAAGACCAAAAGGTTTTGTTCCAGAATCAGAAGAAGAACTTGATATACATATGAATCTTAATTATAAACAATCTATTGAAATAGCTATGGAGCAAGGAATAGAATTTGTTTTTAAAAATAATGATTTTGAAGATGTAAAAAATAGAGTTATAAGGGATTTAATAGTTTTAGGTATTGGCTCTGTAAAAACATTTACAAATAATGACGGTGCTATTAAATTAAGATATGTAGACCCAATTAATTTAGTTACATCTCATTCAACAAAACCAGATTTTAGCAACATACAACATGCTGGTGAAATTTATAATGTTACCATAAGTGATTTAAAGCAAATGGCTGGAGAACAATTTTCTGAAGAAGAATATAAAGAGATTGCAAAATCTTATACAGGGAAAAATAACAATCCAGATAGTTTTTCAGATAATAGTTATTATGATTCAAAACTTGGTTCTTATTCTTATGAATATGATGATTTTAGTGTAAGCATACTAGATGCTGAGTTTATGTCAGTTAATGAGCTAAAATATGAAAAGAAAGAAAATAATTTTGGTGGATTTTCTGTAAATAAAAAATCAGCCAAATATAAAAAACCAAAAAAATCAAAAAACAAAAGAAGTTCTCTAAATTTAAATGTAAAAGTTGTTTACACAGGAAAATATATAGTTAACACAGATTATATGTTTGATTATGGTTTAGCAAAAAATATGACCAGGCCAAAATCAACTTTAACCGAAACAAGTTTATCTTATATAATATATCAACCAAATGTTTATAGAATGATAAATAAATCTTTGGTAGATAGAATGATTCCTTTTGCAGACCAAATACAATTAGCACATTTAAAAATACAGCAACTATTAGCTAAAGCCAGACCAAAAGGTGCTGCTTTTGAATTAGGCTCTATGGAAAATGTATCAAAAGGAGATGGAACAAACTTTAGTCCATTAGAACTTCAAGAAATATACGACCAAACTGGTAATATATATTATAGAAGGCAAGCAGATGATGGCTCTATGACTAATGCAGTTCCTGTGGTAGAGTTAGAAAACGGAATAGGAAGGGATATTTCAAATCTTATACAAATATATCAATATAACCTTCAAATGATTCGTGATGTAACTGGGGTAAATGAAATAAGAGATGCTTCTACACCAGATAAAGAATCTTTAGTTGGTGTTCAAAAATTAGCTTTGTTAGCTTCAAACAATGCTACTAAAAATATAAATAGTGGTTTTTTAAGCATAACAAAAAGAACAGGTGAAAATATTTCTTTAAGATTACAAGATGTTTTAGACCATAAAAAATCTTTAGATATTTATGCTAGTTCTTTAGGGAATAATAAATTAGAATCTATAAGGTTAACAAAAGATTTGTCTTTACATCATTTTGGAATATTTATAGATGTTGCTCCAGATGAAGAACAAAAAGCATTATTAGAACAAAACATACAAGTGTCCTTAGCTCAAAAAGAACTAAGAATAGAGGATGCTATAATGATTCGTTCAATAAAAAATGTTAAAGCAGCAAATCAAATGCTTGTTTTTAGAAGAAAAAAATATCAAGAAGAACAAATGAAAATATCTCAACAACAATCAGATATGAATGCACAAGTTCAGCAACAATCTGCAATGGTTGCTTCTAAAGCAAAACAAGAAGAAGCTCAAATATCTGCACAGCTAGACCAAGCAAAAGTTTCGGTTCAGGCTCAAGCAGATGCTCAAAAAATGCAACTAGAATACCAGTTAAAAGAACAACTAGAGCAAGCAGCACACCAAAGAAAGATGGAGCAACTTCAGTTGCAGTTGCAAATAAAGCAATCAATAGATTCTGAAAAAGAAGATAGAAAAGATAAAAGAAATGAAAAAAGTGATTATAATCAATCTTTAATGATAGAGCAAAGGAAAGAAAGACAAGCACCTTTAGAAAATCCAGAGCAACAGTCTTTGTTACCTAATATATAAATATTAAAAAAATAATCATTATATTTGCATTTAGTTTAATTTAATTTAAAAAAATAAATATTATGGCTGGAATAGAAGATGCTTTTGCAGCAGCAACAGGGGTAAAAATAGTTGATGAATCTCAAGAACAAACACAACAACCCCAAGCTGAAGAACAAAGTGAACAACAATCTGAACAACAAGTTGAACAACAAGTTGAACAACAAGTTGAACAGCAAGCTCCACAAGTAGAGCAAAATAGTTCTTTAAATAATGAAAATAATAATCAATCTGAATCTGATGATTATGAGTATGAATTAACAAATGAAGATTTGTTAGGTGCTTTTAACGAGAAGTTTAACACCAACTATTCTTCACTTGATGATGTTTCTACCTTAATGCAAAACAATCAAAAACAAGAATTTGCTAATGAAGAATTACAAAGACTTAATGATTTTGTTTCTAAAACAGGAAGAAATGTTTCTGATTTTTACAAAGCTTATGGTACTAATTATGATGAGGTTTCTGATGAGCAAATAATGAGGGAAAATTTAAAAATGAATAATCCTAATTTATCTGATAAAGAAATAGACCTTTATTTTAGAAGTACATATAAGACTGATTCAGAAAAATACAATGAAGATGATGTTACTTTAGGTAATATAAACTTAAAAAAAGACGCAGCTAAAGCACGAGAAGAGCTAAAAAAGCTACAAGAGTCTGTTAAAAAGCCATCTGAAAATTATTTATCCCAAGAAGAAATGGGTAATATAAGAGAAGATTGGCTTGATAAACTAGATGAAGAAGTTGAACAACTAGAAGGAATTGCATTTGAATTGGATGACAAGGGTAATGAATTTACGTTTCAGTTAAATGATGACGATAGAGATAGTCTCTATAATAATAATTCAAACCTTGAAGGTTTTTTTAACCGATATACTGATAACTCAGGAAATTGGGATATGGAAAAACTAAATATGGAGATGTTTATACTTAACAATTTTGATAGAATTGTTAGGAGTGTAGCATCTCAAAACAAAGGTGTAGGTAGAGAGGAAATAATTAAGGATATTAAAAATCCTTCATTTACTCCCCAACAGAAAACAACCGAAAGAAGTTCTAAATCTATTTTAGACCAAATTGAAGGTGAGCTTTCTAAAGACCGAACATCTGGACTAATTTAAACAATTATTAATTTTAAAACAATAATAAAATGGCAACAGTAAGTTTAGCTTCTGGGATGGTGTTAAAACCAACAGCAACTCGTGAAGCAACAACAGATAGCTACGTTAGCTCCCTTACTACGAATAGTATTCATGTAAGAGACGTTGACGAAAGGCTAATTAAGCGATATGGAGAGCAAGGTATTACAGGTCTCTTAGAATTGCTTGGAAACAAAAAAGAAACAACTCAAACAACTTTTGAACACTTTGAAGAGGCTTTTTATCACAATAGTCTTACGGTGCAATTTGCTAGTGCTGCGGCAGCAGGTGCTAAAACTGATGAAATTTTAACAGTTCAATCTGGTTCTTTATCAGGAGGTACAGCAGAAGCTCACCCAGTAAGAAATGGTGATATTTTAATGCTTCAAGATGGTACTTTAGTTTATGTAGCTGGGATTAATGCAAACGAAGGTGGTGTATCTTTATCTGCTAATCAGATTTCTATTCATCCTTTAACTACATTTAAAACAGCATTTTCTACAAGTACAAATTACGAAGCATCTATTGTAGGTAATATGTTTGCTGAAGGTAGTGTTCAGCCAACTGGTATTTCTCCTGATTTACATGAATACAGTAATACTGTAATGATTTTAAAAGAATCATTTGAAGTTACTGGTTCTGAAGCTACTAACGTAGTGTACTTTAAAGTAGAAAATGAAAACATGGGTTCTGGATTCCTTTGGTATTTAAAAGGTGAGCAAGATACTTATAAGCGTTTCTTAGACTATGCTGAGATTATGATGGTTGTAGGTGAAGCTGTTACAAATGACACTTCAGTTACTGACTCTTATGGTAATGCAGCAGCTTTAAATTCAACTTTTAATGGTACAGAAGGTCTATTACCTTTTATTGAAAATAAAGGACAGTCAATGGATTTAGGTGCTGCTTCAATCACAATGGCTGATTTTGATGCAATAGTTAAATCTTTAGATAAGCATCGTGGTGCTAAAGAAAATGCTCTTTATGCTGGTATTGATTTATCTTTAGATGTTGATGATTTATTAGCTTCTCAAACTGCTGTATCAGCAGGTGGTGCTAATTATGGAACATTTAATAACAGTAAAGATGTAGCTGTTCAATTAGGATTTAATTCGTTTACTCGTGGAGGTTATACTTTCCATAAGAAAACTTATGATTTATTTAATCATCCTAAATTGCTAGGAGCTACTTCATTTAATTTTCCAGGATATGGAATGATTATTCCTATGGATACTCGTAGAGATGCTAAGTCTGGAGAGTCTATTCCTTCTTTGAGAATTAGATATAAAGCTGTTCCTGGATATTCTCGTGAAATGGAGCACTGGTTGACTGGTTCTGCTGTATTGAAAAACAAAACAAATACAACAGATAAGTTACTATCTCACTATAGAACAGAACGAGGATTTGAAGGTTTCGCAGCTAACAGATACATGTTAATTAAGAAATCATAATTATTAACTTTTAAAAAATAGAAAAAATGGAAAAATATTTGTATGTTAGACAAGATTCTACCATAGGCAATGATGATGATGAAACAAATGGCTCAACAGTATTTCCTGTTTCTCGCTTATTAAGTATGGGTGCTTCTGGCAACACTGGATTAGCTTTACGATTTCAACCTCGTATAAATGCTTTTAGTGGTGGTGAAGGTGCTAATACTGATTATAAGACAGATTCTGTTACTTTAACAGTTGCTACCAACAATCAAAAGGCTGTTATAGAAGCGTTATGCGCTATTATAGCAACTCCACAGATTGCTGGTGCACCAAACTTTATTAATTTGTTTGATGCTGTTAATGGTACTACTGATGTTACAGGAATTTCTGGAGCTTCGGTTTCAATATCTCCAGCACAAGCGTAATCAGTCTAATTATCAACTATCTTGAAATGATATATAGATAGTATAAACTTTAAAGGGGGTGGTTAACCCCATCCCCTTTTTTTATTTTTAATTTAATTTAATATTTAATAAAATGACAACAAAAACAAAAACCCAAAAGGTTAAGGTTGAGCCTAAATTACAACCAAAAGTCTCTACTTCAGAGCAAAAAAAATCATTTAATATTCCTGGCTTTAGTAATAAAATAGAAAAACCATCTGTTTATAAATTAATTAAACATGGTATAAATAAAAAAACAGGTAAGCCAACTTACCCTGTAACTTATATGATTAAAGCAGAAGATGTAATTTATGACCCAGAAACTAATGTAGAAAGAGCTATTAGATATGTTCCTGGAGAAACATCTATATATAAAGACGAACAATCTAAAGATTCTAAATTAAGGGAGCCAATTATGTTTAGCAATGGTGTTTTAACTGTTGCAAAAACAAACCCAACATTAAAAAGGTTTTTAGATATGTGTAATGCTAATAGTTCTAATCCAAACAGAAGAACAGAAAGAGTTCCTTCTTTCTTTAAAGAAGATATGGAAGTTAATGCTAAAAAAGATGTTAGTAAAGCAAAAGCAGAAATTAATGCACTTCAATTAGCTTTAAACATGCCTATGGAACAATTAGTTGGATATGCTAAAGTTTTAGGTGTAAATACAGATAACAGTATTGATGAAATTAGATGGGACATGAAGCTTATAGCACAAAAAGACCCTAGTTCATTTATTGCTGGATTAAATGACCCAACAAGAGAAATGAGAGAAGTATTGCTAAAAGCAAAAGAATATAAAATATTAGATATATCTAATAACCAAATATCCTGGATTGTAGGAGATTCTAAAAACAGAATTACTCATGTTCCTATAGGGATTAAACCTATGGATAAAATGGTAGACTTTTGTTTAACACAAGATGGAAAAGTTGTATATGAAGAAATAAAGTCAAGATTATCTAGATTAGCATAATATATAACACCCCTCACTAGATAAAACCTCTGCTTTTAAAGTAGGGGTTTTATTTTTTTTCGTATCTTTGAATATAATTATTTGTTATGACAATAGACGAAATATATAGAACGGTAAGGGTTGTTGCGAACAAAGAGCAAAGAGGTTTTTTGAAGCCATCAGAGTTTAATTTGTTAGCTGATAGGGCACAAATGGAAATGTTTACCCAAAGGTATAATAATATAAAACAAGCTCAAATAACCCCAATAAATGCTTTTTCTATTAATCAAAAATCTAGTGATGACCTAAGGGCTTTTGTTGCTCATGATATAGCTTTAGCTTATAATGCAAACAATAATGCTTGGGGGTATCCAAATGATTATATTCATATATTAGCACTAAGTATTGATGGTGTAGAGGTTGAGCTTTTAAATGAAGATAAATTATTAAAAAGAATAAATAGTTCAATACTAGCACCTTCTTTAGAGTATCCAATAGGGATACAACAAAGAAATGGCTTTGTTATATATAATGGGGATGGAGGAGATGTTACAAGCCCAGCAACACAGGGAGTTGTTAATTCAACATATTTAATAAGACCCACAAGACCTCAATGGGCTTTTGAGGAAATAAATGGGAACCCTATATACAACCCATCTAATAGCACAGATTTTGAATTTCCAGAACAAACTCATAATGAGTTAACAATGAAAATATTAAGCTATTTAGGTATACACATAAGAGAAGGTCAGCTATCTTCTTACGCAATAGGAAAAGAACAATCAGGAGTATAACATGGCAACAAAAAAATCAATAGCAGAACAAGCTTTAAGAGTTATCCAAGGAGGAAACATATCAGACGATGTTGATATAAACATAAGAGAAGTAATTCTTTTTGTGGAACAAGAAAGGGATGCTTTAATAAAGCAAATGATTCTGGGGTATGCTGGAATGGGGGAGCATGAAATAACAGGAGATTTTTTATCTTCTTTTACTGTGACCTCTAGTAACAATCAGATAGTATTAAAATACAGCCCTATTAACTTACCTAATAATGTTGGTATATATAGCATATCAAGTGGATTAGAGTTTTATTTAAGGAGACCTTCTTCAAATATGTATTCTAATGCTTTAAGTAAGTCTACTAGAAAGTTTTATGATGTAGTTGGGAATACTTTAACTTTTTTTCCAACTGTTTTAGATTCAACAGAGTTTACAGTAAAACTAATTGTTTCATCTAAAGACCTTGGAGAAAATGATAACTTTCCAATACCAGCAGATTTAGAATCACAAATAGTAAAAAGTGTTGTTCAGTTATATGGTTTAATGAGACAAGCAAATGAAGATAATATTAACGATAGAAAAGATAATAAACAATAATGGGTACAAGCAAAACATTAGACGAAATAATACAAAATCTTCTTATAGATGAAGGTAAAAACTCAGAAGCAGAATATTTAAGATACTTAAACATAGGCCTTAGAGGTTTAAAAGAACTTAATATGGATGCTGGTAAAGATATTAAATCTATTGAGTTAACTGTTGGTTCTAATGGTTCTGTTGATTTTCCCTTAGACTATATTGGCTACACAAAAATTGGCAAAGTAGATTCTGATGGAAGAGTTCATGTTTTAGGGGTAGATAGAAGAAGAGTAAGAAATACAGAGTTTACTAATTCTTTTGGAGATAGTTTACAAGATTCTGATGATTATTTTGTATTTAGAAATTATCTTTTAGATGGTAGCTTAGGTAGTATTTATGGTATTGGTGGTGGAAATAATTCTAATGGATATTATACAGAAGATAGAAAAAATAATAGATTTTTATTTCATGGAGACTCAAAAGGCTCTGTTATTGTTTTGGAATATATATCAGATGGCTCTAGTGATGAAATAAATTCTGAAATAAATGTTGACCCATATTTAGAAGAAGCTTTAATGTCTTTTATATATTGGAGAAGCATACAAAGAAAAAGAGGTATACCTCAATATGAAAAAGAATCAGCTAGAAGAGAATACTATAATGAAAAAAGATTAGCTGTTGCTAGATTAAATAAATTTACTAAAGAAGAAGCACTTCAAACAACAAGAAAGGCATTTAAACAATCTCCTAAACTTTAATTATAATTATGGATAAGAGAATATTTACTGGAGGCTTAGATAGAGATTCAGATGAAAGAATTATACAGAATGGAGATTATAGATATGCTCTTAACATAAGAAATACGTCTAGTGATTCAGATGATGTTGGGACTATTCAAAATTCAGAAGGTAATTTACTTGTTTCTTATACTTTACCTACAGGAACAAATAGAGTTATAGGCTCTTGTCATCATAGTTCAGATAGCACTGTTTATTATTTTGTATGGAATAGCCAAGCAAAACACTCCATACTTGAATATAATGGAATGACTCATGCTATAACAAAAGTTTTAGAAAATGAAATTCTTGGATTTTCAAGAGAAAATTTAATAACCCACTCAAAGGTTATAAAGCTAGCAAGTAAAGATGTAGACTCAATAGATTTAACTGAATCTCAAAAGCTTTTATATTTTACAGATAATTTAAACGAGCCAAGAAAAATAAATATTCAGAAAGCTATATTGCATTCTGCTGGTGATTATGTTAATGGCTATAGTGAAAGATTAAATGATGGAACTATTGGCATTAATACAACCAACCTTATAGCAGAAAGAGATATATATATAGATGTTATAAAACATGCACCTAGAACAAAGCCTACAGCTTCTGTTGAAACCGATAAATCTAGAGATAGTAATAATATACGAGGTAAGCTTTATCAATTTAAATATCGCTACATATATGACGATAACGAAAGGTCTGCTTGGTCTCCAATAAGTAATGTTGTTATTACAAACTATGATAGATACCATAAAATTTTTGGAACTGCTAGAGACCCAAGATTTGAAAATAGAATAGATATTGTTGTTACAAATGGAATAGATACTGTAAAAAAAATAGAAATAGCTGCTAGAGATAGGAATGAAGGAGTTTTTTTACTTATTGATGTTATACCAAATGTATCATCTTGGTTTAGCTCTAGTGGTGCAACACCATCAACACAAACGATTGAGTTTTATGGCTCTGGTTTATATTCTGCTATAGACCCTGTAGATGGGGATAAGTTATTTGATGCTGTTCCTTTGAAAGCACAATCAATGGACATTATAAACAAAAGGTTAATGTTTGGTAATTATGTTGAAGGGTATGACTTAATACCAACACTAACAGAAACACCAGCTTCTACAGATGGAGATAATTTTAATGTTAACTTACAGCCATACTATGAAAACTTTATTTATGATGGAATATCAGATTTACCTATAATTACTGTACACGATGATACTTTTATAAATTTTGCAACTATAAATAATAATTTTATTTTTGGTAGTTTCCCAGCAGGAGATACAAGACTTATTTTTAAAGCAGGTATTCATAATCCTAAACATAATAGTAATTCTGTTATATTGGGGGCAACAGGAAGTGGTGACGAAGCATATTTTTCTAATAGTAATATTAATGTTAGTCATAAATCATATGGTTATGTTGTTATAGATTTAGCTATATCTGAAAGTAATGGAACTAATTACTGTGCTTTTCATGCAGAGCTAGATATAACAAAAGAAAATCATGATGGTGGAACATTTGATACTTTGGCTGAGGTTGCAGCATCATTAGCTACTCTTTTAAATGCTCAAAGTGACACATGGACTGTTACATCTGGAACATCAGCTAATGATGTTACTATAATTTTTGCACCAACAGGAACAGGGGTTTTTAGTGGTCATTCTCTTATGTATAATAATTCAATGTGGTTTCAAAGCACTGACTCTTATCATCAAAGTTCTTTTAAGTCAGGAGCTTACCATGATTTTGGAATAATATATTATGATAAAGCAGGTAGAGTTTCAACAGTTAACAAAAGCAAAGACTCATCTGCTTATGTAGAGTTTCCTTCTAATAGAGAAGCTACACAAAGAACTAGCACATCTACAACTGCTGCTTCAAGCACTACTTTAGATAGCAACAATAACTTAGGTAAGGCAAGTATGTACTGGCATATTATGCACAATCCACCAACTTGGGCTACTCATTATCAATGGGTTTATTCTGGAAATACATCAGTTGGGGAGTTTGTACAAATCATATTATCTAGAAGATATAAAGATTCAAATGGAAACATATATTTGGGATTAAGAAGCATGAAGTCAACTTATGAGGAATCTCAACATAAGTCTTATTCGGATAGCGAGGGCTCTATAATAGATTTTGAAGCTACAAAAGGAGATAGAGTTAGGTTTATTAGTTTTATTTCACCTGGTAGATTTTTTGATGATGATGGAAACTTAATTCCTAGCTCTATAGATGACCAGGCTCTATCTAATTTGCAACCAAATGCAACACCTAACAACCCAAATGATAATCCACATACAGCAGATGCAACAGGGGCTTATGCTCCAATAGGAACTAATAGGGGTCAAGATGAAAGAGATAGAAGATATTTTAAAAAATATTATGATTTTGAAATAGCTGAATATGTAGCAAACCCTACCATAACAATGATAAAAAGAGAAGATGACGATAACGAAGCTTCTGAAAAAACAACTACTTTGGCTGGTTGGTATATTAAAATATCAGACCCTGAAGGAATTAAGTTTTTTGATTCTAGGTATATTTTTAGGGACCATGGTAATATTTCTGGTGGAAGTGACAATGTAATACCTTTTTCTTCTGTAGACACAGGCTCAACTACAGCCCCTAATGTAGATGATGATGGTTTTGCTGGACATCAACACAACAGAAAAACAGCAGATGTTTATCTTAACTCTCTTGTTGAAATATATAGACCTAAAAAAGATATTGTAGCCTCAGAAGAAGCTGGTATTTTTTATGAGTTTAGTGATGTAATAGAAATTGAAAATCCTGGCACTGGATTTGGTTTGCATAAAGGAGATGCAAACTTTAGAGACCAATCAGATGCAGGAACTGGCTCTGTAACCATACAAGCATTAAGTAAACTTGATTTACAAACAGATTTACCAGGTGGTTATTTAATGATTGAAACTACAAATAATGATATTACTTTAAAGGTTGGTGACTTGGTTACTATTAGTGGAATATCAGGAACTGATAATGATTATCTTGAAGGCAACCATGTTATAGCTTGCCAAACATTAGATGGTGGAGGGCATGATAGATTTGTTACATATACTTGGGTTGGGGAAAACTTTACAACAATTAGCAGTGGTGCAGGTACTGTTATAAGACCAAGGCAAGCTAGTGGTAGATTTTCAAAAGGTGATGTATATTTTAAGCCAAGAAATCAATTAATGGGGGGAATTCAACAAGTTGCACCTAGACATAAATACGCAGACCCCAGTTTTTTATATGATTATGGTGTTCATTTAAATTTAAACCCTGATGAAAAAAGATATAGACAACAAAAAAGAAAGCACTATGTAGAAGATTATAATGTAAATGATTTTTTTACTTCAAATGCTTATGATAAAGGAAGGCCTCACACTTACATTAATTTTGCAGAACAAAAAAGAAGAGAAGCTAGTATAACTTATTCTTTCCCATATACACCAAACACAAATGTAAATGGGTTGTCAAACTTTAATGTTTCTACAGCAAACTTTAGAGATTATAATATAGAGTTTGGTAGCATACAAAAAATTCATGGCAAAGAAGGTTTTATTACTTTATTTCAAGAAAACAAAGTTTCTAAAGTTCTTGTAAATAAATCTATAATAAATTCAGCAGATGGTGGAACTTCAATAGGATTAACTAGAGATATATTATCAGAACAGCAAACTTATTCTGGAGATTATGGCATATGCTTAAATCCAGAATCTCATGCAAACTTTGGATTTAGAGATTATTTTATTGATATTAAAAGAGGGGCTGCTATTAGATTAAGCATGGATGGTATAACTAAAATATCTGACTACAATATGGTAGATTATTTTAGAGATAAATCTAATGCTTATAGTGAGCTTGTTAACAACCTTCATATAATTGGTGGTTACGACCCAGCTTACAATGAGTATATTATTAATTTTCAAACACTAAACCTTGTTGAGTTAAGTATTCATGGTGGTTCTTTTGTAGAAAACTCTGATGGGGAAAGACAGTTAATTAATGTGCTAACAGATGAAGAAGGATTTGGAGACCCAGAAAAACCAGGTGGCCAGATTGATATACCTGTTAGATTAGTTTCTACAGAAAGGGGTAATGGAAGATTAACAAAGCCTGCTGGCACAATAGCTGTTAATAATGGGAACACTGCTGTTACTGGCTCTGGGACAACTTTTACCGAGCAAGTAGAAGTTGGAGATTATTTATATGTTCAGGATTCTGCTGACTTCGTAGGGAAAGTAAGTGCTATAGGCAGTAATACTGGTATAACTTTAGCAGCTAATTACACAAGCCCTACTTCAGAAAACTTATCTGGTACAAATGTTGTAGCTTTAAAAGAAGAAGATTTATATGCAGCAACATCAAAAGGAGTTAGTGTTGACCAAAGATATGATTTTGAAAGAGTTATAAAAGATGGTGAAATTTCTGTGCCTGAACAAACTTTAAAAAGAGCAAAACAACTTGACGTAAAAATACCTATAGATTTAAAAATAACACCTACAAGTGGTGCTACTACATTAACTGGCCTTATAAATCCTACTGCATCTACACTAGAGTTAAACCCTGTTGGTTGTGGAACAACTGAGGTTAGTGCTAAAAGAATTGTAGATAGAGGAAATATTACAGAAATAAATAATAAATTAAGGTCTGGGACTAACTGGGATAAAACAGCAGAAGAATATTCTGGACGAGCTCCATTACTTAATGCCCCACTGCTTGGTTTTGATGAAGATGATAATGATTATGATGGAACATCTGGGGGTTATGTTTTCCCAGACAAAAGAAGAAAAGAACTTCAAATAACATTAGGGGAAACATTAGCTTTTTCAGAAAAAACAAACAAATGGTCTAGTTTTTATTCTTACAAACCTGATTATATGGAGTACTTAAACTCTTCTTTTTTAACATTTAAGAAAGGAAAGTTATATAGGCATCATCAATCAATAGATTTTGATGGATACCAAATACCTAGAAATAATTTTTATGGTGAGCAATCTGTTTCTAGGTTACATGTTGTTTCAAATAGTGCACCATCAAACAATAAAACATATTATGGTATTGGTCTTGAGGGTAGTCATCCATGGGATGTAGAATCATTAAATACTAATTTGGTTTCTACGACTGCTTCTATACTTGGTCAAATGGCTATAACAGAATCTAATGGAAGTTTTGGGGAAAACATAAAAGGTGTTGGAACAATATCAACTGCTGTAGGTGATGCTACTGTTACTGGAACTAATACTGAGTTTACAACCAGCTTAGTTGTTGGGGATAAATTAAGATATGAAAATACAGAGCTTGGTGAGGTTGCAGCTATAACAAATGACACTTCTTTAGAGTTGACTCAAAATGCTACAGTAGCACTAGCAAATATTTATTGTTATTCGCAATCAGATTTTGGGGAGCTTGCAGAAAAAGAAGGAATGTTTTATGCTGCATTTAAATATGCTAATGTAGAGGAAACTACTGGTAGCGGAAACAAGGGTACTAATTTATTTGGATTGGGTAATGTTTCTGTAACTAATGGGCAAACAGCATTGACTGGTATTAATTTTGATATTAATTTAAAGGTAGGGGATGTAGTTAGATATGGGGATGGTGCAGCTTTAATAGGAACAATTACTGCTGTTACAAATGCTACTACAGCAGTGTTAGAGTTAGCATATACTGGGCCAACATTAAATAACCAATTTGCTTACGTTGATGAAAACCCTATTATAGAAGGAGATACCTTTAAAGGATATTATCTAAGAACTAATCTTAGGTGTGATGAAAGAAGCAAAGTAGAGCTTTTTGCTACTAATTATCGCTTCTCTCCAAGTGAATTGTCCAATAGATAAAAATTCACTATATTTGTATAATTCTTAAATAACTAAAAAATGGCTAAAAAAACTTACTATCCTAAGTATGTAGTTTCTGCTTTAATGGGTTTGGGTACTGGTATAGCTCAAACCGTAAGAGGCAAGAGAGCTATGAAGGGTGTTCAAAAGCAAATAGATGCTGGTGGCCTTCAATACAATGTTATGGGGGAAGCAGAAAAAGCTGCTGAAGGTTTGTCTGCTGATACCGAAAAAGCAATGCAAGAGCAAGCTGCATTACAACAAGCACAAGGAATGGGTGCTTTAGCTGCTAGTGGAGATGCCAGAGCAATGATGGGTGCTATGCCAGGTATGGTTCGTCAAGGAACTCAAGCTGCTCAAAATGTAGCTATGCAAGAAGAAGCAGCTAGAAGACAAGGAGAACAGGCACTTATGGCAGAAAAACAAAAAGCACAAGCTGTTGGTAGGGCTAATCTTATGCAAGAGCAAGAAGCTGCTCAAGCCATGACAGGTGCAGGGCTACAAAACATTATGGGTGGACTACAAGGACTAGAAAAAACTGCTGCTAGTTTTATGGGGGCTAAACATGGAAACATAGTTCCTGGAGCAATGTATAAGGTTGCATCTGAAATAAACCCAGCACCCATGATTAATATAAATATTGGAACTCCTCAGCCAGTTGAAGAAAATAAAGCAAAAAGCATTGTTACACCAGGTGAATTTGACCATGACACAAACCCAATAGACATAATGGATGGTGATGAAAAGATTGGGGAAGCTACAGGAGGTGAGTTGATTATAAACAAACCAGATTCAGAAAAATTACTAGAAATAATAGATAGTGGAGATGCAGAAGAGTTAAGACAATATATGAAAGAGTTGATGGTAAAAATACATAAAAACTCTATGAAAAATGCTCTTATGGGGGCACCAGTTGTTTTGTTTGATGGAAGTGAAGAGGAATCTGACCACTATAAAAAATTTGGTAAAGCTGCTGCTGGTGAAGAGGTAGAAGAAGATGGAGAAGAGGAAGAAGATAAAGATAAAGATAAAAAATCAAGCTCTGCTGACTTGTTTGGTTCTATTGGTGGTAGTGGTGGTGGAGCAGATAAAGATGTTGCAGGTATGTTAGGTGAAGCAGCAGGTGGTGCTATTGGTTCTGCTGCCTCAGGTGGTGGTTTTGAGGATGGAGGAAAACTTCCTGGTAATAAAAAAGGAAAGTATACTAAAATTGATTATATTCAATAAAAATGGCTAAACTATCAGCTTCAACACTAACGAGTGGTATCGGTACAGGTGCCGCACAAGTTTTTACACACAAAGGAATAGATTTTTCTAATTACCACAACAGAAGGTTAAAAGCATTACAATCATACGCTAAAGCAAAAGGAACAGAAGACCCATTTTCAATTCCTACTCAAGTTTGGAATAGAGATAGAGGTGTTTTTTTAAAAATGATAGACATCTATAAAAACAATATAATTCCTTCTGGAGACCAATCTGCTATAGATAATGCAGAAAACATAATAAATCTTTTTGCAGATGGCTCAAGCACACAAGGTGCTGTTTATGATAACATATTTAAATCAGGTCAAAAAGAAGCAACTGACGAAAGTTGGACTAATTTTTTAGATTATGGTAATGTTAGTTCTCTTGATGACAACTTAATAACATTTGTTGACAACCAGTTTTATTATGATGGTGTTCCAATACTAACTAATCCTTTATTTTCTGAATTACCTTCACTAGCCAGTTCAGTTGATTATGATTTTATAAAAGACCTTTTAGAAAAAACAAAAGAAGTTTTTAATGTTGAAGAAATTGATGATATAACTAAGACAGAGGCAAGTGAACAAAAAATGAAAGACCAAGTTTCTTTCTTTGTGGATTTTAATCCTAAAGACAAGGAGCAAAAAAAATACTTTATTGAACAATATCTTCAGGATTTTTCAAAGATGAGTGATATAAACCCTAATTTTTTAAAGTATTATATGGGTGATGATGATATTGATGAAGATGTTTTACAAACCATTCAAAAAAATATAGAAGAAGGTAAGCTTTTACCCAACTACAGTGCAATAAAAGATAAGCTAACGATTGATTTTCAAGACTTTATGTTAAACAGAATGGGTGTAAAAAAACTTTTAGATGAACCAAAAACTTCTTCTAATTTATATTTTACTCCTGGTGGCGGAACTGTAACAAAATCAAGTGCATCTATAATTTCTGATGACAACATAAAACCTATTCTTGGTAAAATGAAATTTAAAGAAAGTTGGTATAGACTTCCAGAAGGAGATGAGTTATATGATGAAAATATATTAGGGTTCCCTAATAGAGACAAAGAAAGAGATATTAATTATGAGGTAAAAGCTGGTTATGATTTTGTAAGTGTTAGTGGTGTTAATATTCCACAAATACCAGTAAAAGTTCTTGCACACGAAGCAGCTATAACTGGAAGCTATTTTACAAAAGACGAAGATTTTGTATTAAAAGACAGGGGAACTTCATTTGAAAACTCTGATATACTTAGCACATATATTTTACCTACACTAACAAAAGATTATACCATAACAGTTAGGGAAAAGAGTAGAGTGATTCCTAGAGATAAAAAGATAGATTTCAAAAAGGGTGATGTTATACCTGTGGAGTTTTATGACTTAATACCAGATGAAGATAAACAGGGTTTATTTACTGATGAAAAATGGGTTGTTTTTGTTAATAACAACATCAACTATTTAACTCCATATAGTTCTATAGAAAATATTTTAAAAGAAAGCCTTAAAGGTAGTAAGTATAATTTTGATTTAGAAAAGTGGGAAGAAGATAATTTTAACTTTAATGTTGAAAGCCCTAAAACAGATATTTTTGGTAATCCACTTTAATTTAAGCTATGGATGATAAATTAGAGTTACTTTATAACACTTATGTTGAAAATGGATTAATTAGCTCCGAAACAACTTTTGGAAAGTTTTCTGAGGCTGACCAAAACACTATAGAATCTTTATATCAAATAGGGGTAGATAATAAAGTAGTAAGCCCAAACACAAATATTGAAACTTTTAGCTCTGCTTTTTCAAAAGAAGAAGAAACACCAGAACCTACACAAACCTTTTCTACTTTTAATAACATAGAGCACAACGAAATATTAAATAAAGAAATTGATAAAGTAAATAATCAAGCACCCAACTTTGGCGTTACGTCAGGAACTCCTGATTCTGCTTTTACAGGTCCAGGTATTTTTTTAGCAAGAACAGATTCTGCTACTGCTGAATCTTCATATATGCAACCAAAAAGAGAAGAAGCTATTGAAAGGAGAAAGAAAGAAGATAAAAGAATTTCTGCTATAGAAACTGCTGCTGGGGTTGAAGTAAACTGGGAAGACTTTGGTGCTTGGGCTACAGAAAATCCAGTAGCATTTGAAAGTATAATAAAAACTGGTGGGCTAAATCTTAACGATGTTGATGACTTGCCAAAAGACCTAAGGAAAAAGTGGTTTGACTATTCTAAAGAACAAAACGAATATGCAGATGGCCCACTTAAAGTTAAGATAGATGACCTGTCATCACAGATAACTAAAGTAGAAGAAGAAAATCAATTTGATGATTACGACCAATTAATTCAAAAATCAGATGACCTTTCATCTTTACTGGGGGTTTTAGTTAATGAAGAAAATGGAGAAGTTTCTTTTCAAAATGAAACAATAAAAAGTATTTTTAATTTATCTGACCAAATAAGTTCTTTAGATAACGAAATAAGTTTATTTGAAAAAGAAAATACACAAACAATAAGAACATCTCTTGGTATTGTCCCTGAAACAGTGTTAAAACAAGGTGCTGATACAAAATATTATTATGGTCTTGTAGATAAAAGGAATAATTTATATTCTAATTATGAAGACTTATTAGATACCGATGAACATAAAGCTTACCAAGAGCTTACTAATACTTGGGGACAATTAGATGAATTTGAAAAAAAACTAAAAGAATCTGGTTATTTTAATCTTTTAGATGAATATGATAATATTACAGGTGAGTATAATACAATAAAAAATAAATACTCATTAAAAGAAGATAAAGCTTTTTATAATGCATGGGGTGGTTCTTTTGGTAGAAACATTAAAATGGCTTATCATAAAAATAGCATATTTGGTTTAGGTAGAGCTTTTGATGTAGCTAGAGGAACAGATGCATATTTAATAAGTGATGAAGCTTATAATCAATACTTAGATTCATATGGGGGCAAGGGGGAGTTTGCTTCTGGTTTTTTAGGCTTGTTGTTAGACCTTCCTTTTTTTGCAGGTTGGGGTAAAGTTGGTTCTACTTCTGGTAGAGCTGTTCTTAGTAGCTCTAAAGCTAGAACACTATATTCAACTATGTTTAAAGGAACAATAGATAGAATGGCATTAAGAAGCCCTAATGTTAAAAGAAACATTCTTGAAAGGGGATTGTCTATAAACATAAATAAAACACTTATTCCATTAAATACAGTGGCTACATCTTTTGCTGGTTATGAATTTCAAAGAGATATTTTAAATCAAGCAGTACAATTAAAAAATAGATATGGAGATAATATTGGCTCTGTTATAGATGATATTAATTATTTTCACTCTTTAAAAGAAGGTTCTCTTGGTTATATTACAGGTGCTTCTATATATTTAGGTGGTAGGTTAGGGAAAAGTATAGGTAATAAGTTTGGAAGACCTGGTGTCGGTGAGTTTGCAGGAGAGTTTGCTGCTTTTGCACATGTACCAGCTCTATTAGAAAAAAGAATGCCTACTAGCGAAGATTATGGTATGGCACTTGCTTATCTTATAGGCTTAAAAGGTATTGCAAAAATACCAGAAGCTTATGTTAAAATAACATCAGCAGAACCCTTTTCAGTAAAACTTACAAACAAAGAAGTTAAAACATTAGAGCAATCTGGTTTTCTTGGTGCTCTATTTGAATCAGGGGCAACCCTTCCAAAAATACGAGCAGAATTAAGAAAAAAAGGTCTTGAAACAATTTATAATACTAGCCTTGAAAATATGCAATTAGCTTTTGCTAACTGGAACAGGCTACCAATAGAAAGGAAAAAAGCACTTTTTGATATTCTTTTAAATAGAAAATCTATAGAAAGTTTAGGCAACCCAAGAATACCTGTAACTATAAAAAATAAAATACTTTCTTTGTTTGGATACAGACCTAAAACTGTATTTTCTGCACCAGAAAAAATAATCATTAATACTAATAAGGGGGTGGTTGTTAGCTCTGAATCTTTTTCTAAAGATGAAGCAGGTAATGAAATACTTTTAGAGTCAAAAGAATACACTAATCCAGAACAAGCAAAAACAGAAATAGAAACATTAAAAGGAACTTATGATTCGCAAGGTTCTGGAAATAAAATTACAATAGAAAGAAGAGAAGTTAACTTAGATGGAACTCCAGCACCAAGCTACAAAATAAATAATAAGGATGTTACCAGAGAGCAGGTTTTAGAAAATATAAAAGATAATAATTTTATAAACGAAGTTGAAACTGGGGTATCTAAAGTGGAAATAGTAAACGACCAACCAACCCAGGACTTATTAGAATCTAAATTACCTAAACCAGAAAAGACACCTAAACCAGAAAAGACACCTGAACAAGAATTAGCTGAAAAAAGAATAGAAGGAAATTTATTACCTCAGCAATATATTGAAAACCCTAATTATTATAATGTTAAAAACCAAATTGAAAGAGGGGATATAAAAAATTATAATGTAGAAAATAAAACTGCTGCTGTTGGTGGGGAGCTTTTAGTTGACCCTTCTCAAGCTATTAAATTAAGTTCTAATTATTATACAAGTAGAAGCGAGTTTGATAAATTATCGCAATCAGCTAAAGAATATAATGAAGATGGCTCACACAAACAAGATAAAGAAAATTTTTTATTAAGTCTTCCAGATGGTGCTGTTATTGAACTGTTTGGATTAACTAGGGCTAACTACGAACTACTAAAAAAATCTATTAAAGAAAAAGGATACGACACAAAGTTAGCACAAGAAGTTGGAGAAATGGACTTAAACTTTGGTGATGCAATTCCTATATTTAGGTTAATGGGAGATGCTGAATCTGGTATAATAAATGAAGGGCAACATAGGTTAGCTGCTTTAACTGAATTAAAATCAGAGGGGTTTGAAGTTGGCGTTCCTGTAGCAACACAATATCTTGAAGTAAGTGGAAATGAAAACACTAACTCTAATCCAGAAAGGTATAAAATATGGACAAAAAAACAAATTTCTGATTGGGAAACAATATCTAAACAAAAAGTATATGATAAAATTATTACCCAGCCATCTATTACTCAAAGCCGAAAATTTTTAGGTATACAATATAAAAAACCAAAACCACCATCTTTAAAAGATTTGGGTCTTAAAGCAAGAGACAAAAGAATAACTATAAAAGTAACTGAAAGAGTTGAGCTTAAAAGAAAGTTAAAAGAATTACAAAAAGTAAGTGACCTGTCAAAAAAAGAAGGTAGAGAAGAGGTTTTAAATTTTGTAAAAGAAACTTTAAATTTATTCCCAGAACGAACAATAAACTCAAAGTATGTTAATAGGCTTTTAAGTCTAATAAAAACAAGCAAATCCCCTAAGGACATAAAAAATATTGTAAATAAAGTAAACAAATTACTTGATGATGTTAATCATGCTGAAAAAGTAGAGTTGGTTAATGAAATAAAAAAAATATCAAATCCAAAGGGGTATATAAAAAATCAAGCAGGAGCTTTTGTAGGGCAAAACAAATCACTGTCCGTAGATGGTATTGGATTTCTTAAAGATGTTACAAGAGCTATTAAAGAAAAAGATACAGAGAAAATAAAACAAGAGGCTTTAAATATACTAGAAGAGGTTAGAGGCTTACATGAAATACCTGAAAATTTAATGGATAGATTAATGGCTTTATCTTTTCATGATATAACACTACCTGAAACCCCATTAGAATATGTTAAAGAAAGATTAGATTTTTTAAATAGGTTTATTAAAACAGCAAAAGAGCAAAGAAAGGAATCAGAAAAAGAACAAAGAAAAGAATGGAAAAAGGATATAGACCTTATGCTTAGAGACATAGAAGGAGGAATAGAAAAAAAGGGTAAAAGAAAAACTGGTGGATTTAAACTATCTAATATTGTTCCTGGCCTTAGGGGTGTATATGAACGTCAAAATGAAAATCTATACACTCTTCTTGAATTTTTAGACACAGACCCTGCAAATAAAACATTTGAAGGAAACTTGGTTACATTAGTTAGGGAAAAAATACAAGAAGGAAGAAACATTTTTATTGCTAGAAAAAAACGAGGTACAGATTTAATTAGAAAAATATCTAAAGAAACAATAGACAACAAAAGAGATAAATTATCAAACAAAAGATTTGTAATTGAATATGCAGGAGGTAAGCCTGATTTTAATTCTGCTCAATTAATGAGCTTGTATGCTTTTACTAAAAATAAACAAAACGACCTATACCTGATAAGAGATGGGATAATTAAAGAAAGAAACGAAGAAGGAGAAGCAATACTAACAAAAGAAGGGGATAGGATTATTAATGAAATATTAACACCAGGTCAAAAAGAGTTTGTAGATAGAATGATAGTAGAGTTTTTTCCATCTTTTAGAGAGGAAATAAATAACACAAGCATGGAAATGTTTAAAATTCCTGCTACTTTTCAAGAAGGATATTCTGGTAAAGTAACTCTTACTGGCGAAGAAAAAGAACAAAATAAAAAACCTGAAGATATTCCTTTTAATTTTTTAAACCCAACGTCAGATGTATTGAAAACTGTATTTAGTAAAAGTCTTATAGACAGAGTTCCTCAAGCTAAAAAAGTATTATCACCTGATGACTTTATACTAAATTCTGTTAGTTATTTAAATGATATGTCTCGGTTTATAGCATATGGGCCAACAGGTTTTTATCTGCAAAATACTATACTTTCTGACAAGGTTAAAAATGCATTAATAAAAAGATATCCAGAAACAAGGAATAAAATATTTAACACAATAATAAGAAAAAAAGGACTTAAAGGTGAGAAAGTAGTTGAGGGGAAAAAAACCGATGGTGCTGAAATGATAAATTTATTAACATTTCATTTTCAAACTATTTTTAATACACCTGAACCACTAGATGGATATATAGCAGGATTAATGAGTGCAAGGCGATATTTTTTAACTTCTGTTTTGGCATTTAACTGGCATCCTGGTATTAAGCAGTTAACATCAGCAGCAGGATATGCTTCATATATGGGTGCTGGTAAATGGTTGAAAAACTTTGGCACAATGTTAGCAACCCCTAAAAAAACTGTTTCTCAGTTAAAAGATTTAATTTCTAGGAGTCCTATTCTTCAGGATAGGTTTGCAAACTTTAATATAAACGAAGAGCTTTATCTTGAATTAGAAAAAGACCTAACAGGGTTAAAAAGGAATCTGAGCAAATGGAGAAACAACGCATTCTTTTTAACAAAATATGGAGACATGGGAGGGTTTATGTTTGGTGGTATTCCTTATTACAATTATTTAATTAATGTTGAAAAGCTTAGTCCAGAAAAAGCTTTAAAAAAGGTTGAGTTTGTAGGGGAAATGACTCAGCAATCAGGTGCCTCAGAATTTTTAGGTGCAATGCAAAAAGGTCCGTATAGTTTTTTTACAACACTGTTAAATTCCCCATTAGCTTTAGCTAGAAATTTTAATGTCCACAGCAACAATTTTAAAACTGGTAAGGGTAGCCAAAGACAAGCACTAAAAGGAATGGTAATGTTTTGGTTTGTATTGCCTCAACTTTTTACAGTGGCAGGAAGCCTTATAAAATATGCATTTACCCCTGAAGATGAAAGAGATGAACTTTGGGATAGTGTTATAGGTAATCATTTATTAACAACAGCTACTGGTGCTTATGCTTTTTACCCAATAGTAGGTGATTTGATTACTTATTTTTACCAACAATTTTTTGGACAACAATATGATTTTGAAATAGACCCAGTTACAGGCACCTTAGCAAAATCAGTAAAAGGAGGAGCAGAATTTATAAAAGCAATTTTAAATCTAGATGAATATACTACGGATGAATTTATGGGAAATTTCTTTGATATGATACGACCCCTACCTCTTCCAACAACAGTAATAGAACGAACTTACAATAGGTTTTTTAAACCTAAAAAAGATGACAGAAAAGAACAAGAAACAAAAGAACAAAAACAAAAAAAATAAAAACAATATGAGCTGGAAAGAAATATTTAAAGATGATAACAAGTATAATGAGAAAAGCATAATAGGATTTCTTGCTTTTTTGATTATGGTGATAGTGATGCTAGCTGATGTAATTACAGGTTGGATTGGTAAAGACCTGGTTATCAATGAAGCTATATATAATTCGTTTGTAATGGTTGTATTAGGTTGCTTTGGTATTGCAGGACTTGAGAAGTTTGCAAACAGGAAATAACTGTGAATAAATATTAATTAAAGGTGTATAAATATTTACTACCTTTGTAATACTTCGCACATTAGTGCACATAGTTTTAGTTTTGAACCCAGCATCATGCCCAGGCTTTTGCTGGGTTTTTTGTATATTTGTATTATGCTAAAAAAGCTTGCCAAAATAATATTAGGTGTTTTTGGGGTTCTTGCCCTGATTGTAGGTCTTTCATCAAAGAGTAGCAGAAAGCGTGAGAAACAGCTTAAAAACGACCTTAAACAAAACAAGAAGGACTTAGATTCTGTTCGTGAAGAAAAGAAAGAAGTTAAGGAAGACAAAAAAGAAGTGACAGAAGAAATAACAAAAGGCTTATCTGAAATAGAGGAGGCAAAGAAAAAGAAACCAGTTGTTAAAAAGAAATCAGTTAGCAAAGCAAAAGAATCATTAAAGAAAAGATTAAATGGCTAAAGCAGTAAAAAGAAATTATAAAAAAGAGTATGGCAAGTTTCAAAGCTCAAAGAAATCTAAGAAGGATAGAGTTGCTAGAAACAAATCAAGAAGAAAAGCCATGAAAGGTGGATTGGTTAAAAAGGGAGATGGTATGGATGTTCATCACCCAAAAGGGGTTTACTCTAAAACTGTAACCATAATAACAGCTTCTAAAAACAGGGGCAAGAAAGAAAAGTCAAGACTAAAAGGTTCCAAAAGAAAATGATTAAGCGAATACTCGCTATATTAATTATGTTGTCAAGCCACTCCCTTGCACAAACTACATTAACAGATGAAGAGGTTGTTAAGCTAGATTCTATTATGACTTGGTACGAGCAGAATGATTCTATTCAAGGTCACACCATTTCTTTATTAGACAAACAAGTAGACCTATACAAGCAACAAGCAAGACTAGACTCAACACTTTTATTTTATACAAACCAGGAGTTATCCCTATTGAATGATAGAGTTGATTTGTATATGAAACTAAATAAAGAAATAAAACCAAAGTGGTATGATAAAAAGGGGTTGTGGTTTTTCATAGGTGCAGGCTCAATAATAGGCTCTGCTATTCTTTTAGATAAGATAAACTAATTTACAATTATATTTTTAGTTGAGTTTTTTAAATACACTATAGCTTTTTTCATTAAAGATTCATCATCTTTAAAATAACCTATACCAGAATTACATCTCATACACAACAAACCCCTAACCTTTTTTGTTTTGTGGCAATGGTCAACATAAAAATTATTTTTTATTGTTTTTCCCTTTCTGCATATAGCACACTTTCCATCTTGTGATATATACATTTCGTTATAATCTTTAATGGTAATACCATATCTCCTTATATATAATTTTTCTCTTTGCTTTTCAGGGTCATATACTCTTCTGGCATATTTATTTTTACAGTCTTTACAAACAGCCCCACGAGTACCCCTAGGAAAATCTTTTTCTTCCTTTACTTTCTTGCATGTAGTACACTTTTTATTTTTGGTTTTTAAGGCCAAACTACAGTTATATTATCAAGAACCATGTTTCTTAATATTAATTAATTTTATTGTTTCTTCTACTTGTGTTTGGTTTGTTGGTAAGTATAAATCAAAATCCAATCCATTGTCATTTATCATTTTTTTAAACAACTTCCACCTTAATGGGAACTGTTCATTTGCATATCCTTTGCACTCTATTATCCATCTATCATCTATGTTAACAAAATCTGGTGTATATGTTATTGCCCTAATCTTATTACTAATTTTATCATATATATACTCTCCTCTTTTCTTGTGCTTTTCCACACTTTCTCCTTTAAACTCAAACTTTTCAAGTAAATCAAATCTGTGTTTCTCATATTCCCCTCCTAAGTTACTCTGTTTCAGCTTAGTATAAGTATATAGTTCTAGTTTAGATTTAAATTCTATACCATCTTTTCTGCAAACAGTTGCATTTCTAACCTTTTTATTTATAGGTTTTTTCCTTTTGTATTTTCTTTTTGGCATAGATTATATACTTTGAACTTGCTAATGTAATCATATCTTTTTATTAAAACAAGTTCGGAGTCATTGTTGTCACCACCCATAACTATTTTAAATTTATTATCCTTAATTAATTTTTTAAGGTCGTCAACCTTTATCATCCATAAATTTTCTTTGTCTAGGTTTGCATAATAATAAACAAACCATTTGGCTTCTGTTGACGATATACCACTAGGATTACCCTTATACCTAATCTCTATTACTATATTCCCAGTATCATTATCTTTAGTAACTAACACATCTGTTTTTACTTCAAACTTCACCTCGTTATCATCTTTGTCACACATAAGTAAATCATATTCTTTATATGTGCAACTAGATATATACCTCATACCTTTGCTTTCTAGAAACCTAGAAACAACCATTTCATTTTCTTCACCAAGCTTTAAGTCATCCTCAAAGTTTCTTTCATCAAGTATGTTTGGTTCGTTTAAAATACCATACAACTTTTCTACATCCCTATAATCTTTTTCCATCTTTAAATTTGGTCTGCTTTTTACACCAACTTTTTTACCAAGAGTAAACTTAGCAATCTTTATTTTATATTCGGTGTTTAATGCATTTGGGTTTAAGCCAGCCGACCTCGCCATTCTTTTAAGGAGGTAGACATTTGATTGAGCATCATCTATATCTACAACTGTAACAGTAGTTGATATAGTTTTCTGTTCAAATTTTTTAGATAAATATCTGCGACCCTTTTTAGTTTTGTATTTAAATACATGAAATTCTATATCAGAATCATAAATTGAATCTTCCATCTACCAAGACATTAAAACTAAAATTAAAAGCATTATTGTTAAAAACAATATTACCATATCAGGGAAAAAGTTTGAAATTATTCTTTTCATTTTTTTGCTGGTTTACCATCCTTGTCAAGTATAACAGATTGTTTTTTGCTTTCTGTTTCTTCATCATCGTTATAGTGTATGTTTAATGTTTTGTAGTGTTCTAGTAAAAGATTTTTATAAAGGACAGCGTATAGGTCTAACTTTATACCTAGCTCTTTGTCTTCTTTTACTATGCTGTCTCTAAGCTTGCGAACATCTTCTGCCATCTTAGACATATAATCTTCCCTAGCTTTTTGTGGATTAACTTTTTGTTGTTTTTCTTTTTTAACTTTTGGTGTTTTTCTTTTTGCCATTGTGTTTAATTTTAGTTATTAAAATAAATTTATTTCTGTAAATTTAGCTTTTTGTGCTTGAAATTGCAACTTAGGTTCTCCAAGTTCTCCACTTCTATGTTTAGCAATTATGAATTTAGTTTGACCAGTTATATCCTGACCATCAACTTCTGTAATGCCATAGTAGTCAGGTCGGTATATAAATGAAACTATATCTGCATCCTGCTCTAGTGAGCCTGATTCCCTTAAATCAGATAGCATTGGTTTTTTATCTGAACGTATTTCTACTGCTCTTGATAGTTGAGCTAATGCTATTACTGGTATATTTAAATCTTTAGCTAGTCCCTTCAGGCTCCTAGATATATAACTAATCTCTTGCTCTCTGTTAGCATTCTTTTTAACCTCACCCCTCATTAGTTGTAGATAATCAATAACAACCATATCTAGTTTCTTTTTGTGGTTTAGCATTCTACATTTGCTTTTTAATTCAAAAACACTCAAACCACTTGTGTCGTCAATGGTTAAATTAAGATTCTCTAATTCTCTAATAGCACTATGTATTTTTGACCACTCCTTATCACTTAGGTTTCCAAGCTTAATTCTTTCATAAGGAACTTCAGATACAGCAGATATAAACTTTTTACCTATTTGTGCTCTACTCTCCTCCAAAGAAAAGAATGCAATATTTGCTTCTTGCTTTATGCAAGCATTTAATATAAAGCTCCTAGCCATTGATGACTTACCCATAGAAGGTCTAGCAGCTACTATAATTAAATCAGATTTACCCCACCCAGAAGTAATCTTATCTATATCATAGAAGCCACTTGTCACCCCACGAACAACCCCATCTTTTTTGCCAGCTTCTTCTATTTCTTTTACAGATTCAACCAATACCCTATCAATAGGATTGAATTGGTTTACGTTGACAATCATAGATATATTGTCAATAGCTTTTGATGATTCTTCAAGAGTTTCTAAAACATCTTCTGATTCATCAAATGATTTTTTACTTATCTCATTGCAGGATATTATAAGATTTCTCCTTATGGCATATTCTTTAAGTATAAGGCACTTATCTGTTATCCTGTAGTTTTCTGTACTGGTTGCTAAATCAACCAACTTTCTATATTCTATATCACAACCATCTTTTTTTAATTGAGCATGCACAGACATTAAGTCCACGCTTTTGTTATCTTTAAATAAGTTTATTATAGATTTGAATATGTTTTTATTTATAGTGTCATAAAAACAATCCTCCTCTAAAAACCTTATATTATTCACTAATGCCTTTTCATCAGACATCAATGAACCAATAACAGTGTTTTCAATTAGTTTATTATTTGGAAATGTGATTACCATTCTCTTACTCTAGCTCTATCTTTAGTTAAGTCTTCAACTGAAGTACATTTATTTATCTTTTCAAATACCAATAATGCTTCTTTTTCTGAATCAAATATAGAATCATATTTAGCCCCTTTTGAATAGAATATTATTTTTCTTCCATCAACCTCATAAAAATCAATATTAAATAGGTTGACAACATCTGTGTCTGTTATTTTTAATTTATGTCTCATTTTCTGTATATTTTTTTATAAACATTAAGTATAAAAGAAGGTATTAATATAGGTAGCATAAACAAAATTGTTATGGGTGCAGTTAAAAGCATACAAAAGTATGTAATATATAGACCAAAGTTATTAATTACCATAGTTTTAGAAAAAAAAAGAGGGGCAAGTCACCAACCCCTCAAGTTATTATTAACATTGACTTTTTACGCATATGAAAAAGATTGTGACTTATTTTTTAAAATTTAGAATGGTAGGTCGTTACCACTTTTTTCATCTTTAGCTTCAGGCTTAAAAGTATCCACTGCAACATAGTGTGTTTTACCATACTCATCAGTTTCTTTTTTACCAACTACATTTAGTTTAGCATACTTGTTACCATCATACTCAAAGAAGAACTCTTTACCTTCTTGAGATAATTTAGTAAGATTGATTGTGATATTTACCATATCAAAATCTTTAACTCTCTTACCTGAACCTACATAGATTTTTTCTGTTGTTGTTTTTGTTTCACTCATTGTTTTTAATTTTAAAGTTAATAATTAGTTAATTGTTTGATTTTATTGTAATTAGATTCCATTGTTAAATATTCTTGTCTTAAATTTTCGTACTCTGTTTTTAGTTTTTTATGTTTATTTAGCAAATCCTCAAGAGGGGAAGTCTCGTTAACATCTTTTCTGTTTTCAAAAACCATATACATACAATCATAAAAATCTTTATATGTATTATCGGTTTCCATTAAAGAATTGTGGTTAGCTAACAAGTATACTATTAAAGAATGGTCTCTACCAATCATACTTCCAATGGTAGATAAGGTAGAGTGTGGTCTTAATTTTTTAAATAGATTTACTGCTACCCTTCTAGCATCTACAGATATTCTGTCTCTTCTTCTAGTTCTTAAATCTTCAGGAGGTATGTCAACATACTCTGCACAAGCATCTAATATTTCGTCTAATAATCTATAGCTTTTCATGTTTTAGTTTTTATAATAATCCTTTGTAATAATATTGACTAGGTACTTTAATTTCATCTATAAAATATTCTCTGTAAACATCCAGTAGATATTTATATTCTTCTCTGCCACTTTCTACAAACTGGTCACTACAATCATATATATATAAGTTGTAGGGAGAAGATTTTTCAATAACAATAAATATAAACTTGTTTTTATTGAAACCATCCATATAAAACGCACTCTGTCTGTTATAACCATACTTATAAGCAGACCCCTTAAAAGAGTGTAACTCGCCACTTGATGTTGTCTTCAAATCAATAACACAATCTTTTTTTACTTTGTCGGCTTTCCCTTTACAAAAAACCCCTGAATCTTCATCCTCCCAACAACTTACTGCTTCGTTTTTACCACCGTATAATAGTTCTTGACATTCTGCATTACTCATTATAACATCTTGCATACACTTTAAATCATCGTATTCATTTTGTAGTAATATGCAATTAGCATCCTTATCATACTCTTCTTTAAACTCATCCCAAGCTTTACCTCTCCTAACCTTGCCAGTAAATATGTGTGTTTTCTCTTCAAACTTTTCAGGTTCTAGTATTGCCCAGTGAAATGCTCTACCAAATATAAGAGCATTAGTATCAGGCATTCCATGTTTTTTATACTTTTGATAAGCTAGTGGAGACTTTTTTAAGTGACCCATTTGACTGTTAGTTATAAAGTCGTGGTCTCCGTAGTATGCTTCATCACAAGCAAACTTGTTAATAAATTTTGTTAAGTCCATAGTTTTATCTTTTCTTCTTCATAAAATCAATACTGAAAAATGGAAGTATAAAACAAATTCCTTTTTCAAAGTGATTATCTACCCATACAAAACCCATAGCCAATCCTTTGTATGTTGTGAAGTTTAGTTTTAGTTTTTTCATTTAAGTAATGCTTCGTTTATTGCTTTAGATTGCTCACTACTCATATCATATTTCTTCATAGCACTCATTACTTGTGCTTTCTTGCCATCAATTATAAACTGCATCATGCCATCAAATTGTTTCTTTGTTAGCTTTGTTTTTTTATCTACACCATTTGCTGATGGTTTAGTGTTTTGCTTTTTAATAGCAATATCAACCTCATCTGCTGAAGCAATAGAAGTATCAATACCAATACCAAAGTTGCCCAATGCTCTACCCCAAGCAGATGTTTCGCAGTTTTCAACAAAAGAAGTTTTGTTAATATATCCTGCTGACTTCTCTTCGTGAGCATGACCAGTAGCTACAACATCACCTGATTCGTTTCTAATCTCTGCTTTAATAATGCAAGTTTCTGCATCAATTTCAACGATTCGTGATGATAGTGAAAAGTTTGGGTAGTTTTTTCTGAAGTGTTTAATTCTCTCATTCACTTCAACATAGTCCTTCCCTTTAATCTTGATAGTTTTCATAGTTTTAAGTTTTAGTTAATTAAATTATAGTGGATACAAATATAGTAAATTGTATTATATTGTTAATAAATAGTTATTAAAAGTTATTCACAATCCCCCTTGTTTAACCAGTATTGAAGGTCTTCAATTAGAAACTTTATTGGGTTTTTTTCTGTGAAGCAACTCTTTATTTTTTCAGTATTTCTTTCTGGGTCAATAGACACATAGAATGTTAGTAAGTCCTCAAAGTCAAAAATATCACTCATATCCTGAGCACCAAGAGATTTCTTTTTATCAAAATCTTTTACAAGATGTTTTAATATAACTTCCCCCAAGTTTTTTAGAAAATGTTTTTTAAACCCATTGTTAGATAGAAACCTAGACAAACTGCCTGTTGCTTGACACATCAATGCTTCAACCATATCATTGTTACTCATATTAGCATCAAGTATTTCGTTTAGTTCTTCCTCGCTTACCTTTAGTTTTATTTCGTGTTTCTTCATAATATAAATATAGTGATTTTTAATTTAGGGACTTGTCCCTAATATTAGTTATTATTTATTTTTTCCCATAGTTTGTCTTCTAATTCACCATCAAACCTTTCGTGATACATATCTGTTATGTCGTGAATTGTTTCATTACCATACTCATCTACACTTACCCAATGAACCTCATTAATAGTTATTTCATCTGGGTCATCTGGCATCATATAGGGGTCTGTACTTTTCATACCCTCTTCGTGTGTATAGTCTACAATGTATGTTTGTGAATCTAATTTTATTTCCATAATTTTAAATTAAATAGTTAATATAAATACAGGAGTTCCTTCCCCCATATAAGCACCTAGAACATTGAAATCCATATATTCTTCTGCTTCCTCCCTAGTCATATCATCTCTATCAATAAGTATAGATATACATTTTTCATAGTCGTATGCTACTAATGGTTTTCTTCCTATCTTTAAAGACATACCCATTATAGCTTCATCAAAACCATCTGCTGTTAATGCATTTGGGTTAAACTTTGATACCCTATCTTTTATACTATCCATAGCTATTCTGTTATTTCTTTTACATATTCTTCTGCCTCTCCCCTTGTTCTAAACATTTTTCTCATAGGGTCTATCCTATACATTTCTTCGCTTTGGCTATCCCATACTCTTTCTATTATATCATATTCGTGTAAACCATAAAGTTTATCAGTTGTCTTTTGGAATATAGTATAAAACTTTTCTCCAGTATAGCAAGGATATATCATTGCATCAGCAATCTCATCCCAATACTCGTTGTATAGCTCATCAAATCTTATTTGTCCTTCCTCTGTATATTTAGTCATATGCTCATCTTCTATTATAATCTCATCAGGAAGTATTTCTGTTAATCTTTTGTGTGCTAATGTAGTAGCTAATTCTACTATATTAATTTTAAATTCTAGTATTCTTTTGTCTTTTTCCATAGTTATTTAGTTTTAATTGTTTTGTATAAATCATTATATATAATATCTATTGTTTCCCAAGTTTCGTTCATTAGATATTCATTGTTCATTGCTTTATCTAATATCTCATATGCTTGTTCATCTGTTAGGTTATTAGGTCTAATATCTTTAACATCTTCTATATGCCATAGGTTATCTACATAATAACCTTTTGATTTTAAAAACTCTTTTGCTTCGTTTACTTCCATAGTTATTTTCTTTTTGGTTTATGATTAATTGGTTCTCCATTTACATCTAATTCTGTTATATTGCTCATAAATAATGTTGCAGTTTCTTCTCCATCTTTCCATACTTCTAGGTCATTCATATACATATCAAAATCTGTATCTTCTCCATTTGTAGCGTTTGCTAATAATGTTAGGTGAGTTTTACCCTCTTTTAAACACTCTTGTAATTCTTTAATTAATTTTTTTATTTCCATAGTTATTTAGTTTTAGTTGGTTTAATTACATCAAAGATTTTGTTATCTGCATATTCACACGCTTCATTATATTTATTACTATCTATTTCATAAATATAATCCACAAATAAATCATACCAAGCTAACCTATCTTTTAGTTTTTGAAGTTCTGATAATGTTTTTTCTTTCATAGTTTTAGTTTTAGTTGTTATATAAAATATCCTCACATATTTCTTCTAAATCTTTTCCATCTTCATCTTGTAAAATATCTTTATACATTCCATTGGTATACCACAATCTTACAATCTCCACAACTTCTTTATGTGTTAATCCTTTTTCTTTTATTAAGTTACCCATAGTTTTAGTTTTTAGTTATTATAAATGTCCACCTAACTCTAGTTTCTCACATTCATATCTCCATTCGCTTTCCTCTCTTTCATCTTCCATTCCATCTCCTAATCCAAACCCATATTCATATTTAGCTTTACTTATCGCTTTATCTATCTTGTCCACATATAGATGTTCATTATCATCCAGATAATCTTGGATGTCTTCCTCTTTAATATCTTTAGGTACATCTATTTCTACCTCAGCGAACTTGTGATATACACTTCTTTGTTGAATTTTTACTTTCATTTTATTTAGTTTTAGTTATTTGTTCCAGTGCTTTATTTAACCTACTTTCTTTTTCTTCTAAAGATAATAAGTCCCAATCGTGTGGCTTTTCTAA